GTTACCGGTATAAACCCAGTTTCATTAGGATCTCAGCCAAATGAAAAACAAGGATTAGGCCAGACCGAGATTTCAATTCAGAATACCACTAAGATATTAAGGCCAATTGTCGATGCAATTTTTAGTGTAAAGACAGGATCGGCAGAATTTTTATCCGGAGCTATTAGGTTGGCAGTTAGGAATGACGTAGATTGTCGCAAGGCTTATATTCCCGTAGTTGGGAATAACGATGTAGATGCGTTGGCAAATAGTGATTATGACTCTCGCCAGCTTGGAATACGGCTTATTCCACGTCCGACAACCGAAGAGTTACAGAGCTTGTATCGTGATATTGAGACAGCATCCATGCCCGGCAAGGACGGTAAACCTCTTATTCGTTTTGATGTCAAGCTTTATATTAAAGAGAAATTGATGAGAGGGGCCAATATAAGTGATATTAGACTTTATTTGTCAAATGCAATTGATAAGGAACTTGATCGTCAGGAAAAAGAAAAGCAAGCCGCAATTCAATCTCAGGGTCAGCAGAACGCTCAGCTCGAACAAATAAAATCACAAACTGCTGCTCAGAATATGCAGATGAATATTAAGGCTCAACTTATGATTGAAGATAAGAAACATGAGCATAATATGGATCTTGAGCAGTTGAAGCAAGGCATGGAGCGATATAAAATTGATCAGGAGAGTAAGATGAAAGAACAAGAATCTAATAGTATGCAAAATGCCGGACAATAAAAAACATAAAGATCCACAGGTTGATAAATTTGTGAAAGACCATCCTGAATATGAGCCTTTTTTTCAAAGTAATCCTATTCCGGAAAGTAAAATATCCGAGAATCCTAAATTTGAAGATTACAATAATTTTGTAGATAGAAACGAGGGTTATTTAAGGGACAAATCGGAGCTATATAATTTTGGGCAAAAACTTAACACTGAACTTGAAAAAAAGAATCCTAAACTGTATAAAGATTTGATGTCTAAATATGGTTGGGACGAATCGAAACCATTGTCTCCTAAAACCAGGGTAACCGGCGCTGAAAAATTTGCAGAAAAGAATCCGGACTTTTACCTATCTCCCGATGAGCAAAAAAAAGTACTTGGCGAAGATTGGGATAAATACGTAGGCTTAAGAGGAAAGTACGGAAAGGATCTTCAATTGATCGGAGAAGGCGACGATCCTAATAAGCCAGAGACATGGAAGGCTGGCGCGAGACATTCTGTAGCTTTTAATCCGGCATCTTCCACATTAACTGTAGAGCCGGCAGAAACAAATAAGCAATATAAGGATACAAGTACTTTCAAAAGAGTCGAAAAGTACAATCCAGAATCTGAAGATAAATATACAGGTTATACTATGTACAGCAATATAAATCCTGAAGATCCTTCTAAAAATACACCTCAGACTTATGTCAGAAGGTTATCAAAAGTTATTTCAGGTTACGACCCGTCTACGACTAAAAATACTGATGAGGGGGTTGTCTTTAAAGATCCAGGATGGAATTTTTATAAAGTGTATGATGATGGGACTCGCGAACCAATAGATGAGAGTAGTTACAAAACCATGAAGCAGTTTAATAATCTCCCTCAGCATATAAAAAATAAATATGTCGAAGAGTTAGATCCGAGCACACTTGAAGGTGAAAATAAAAAGATTGCAGATCAAAAAATGTCAGTTTTAAAAAATAAATAGCATGATCATATCATTAGTGAGAGTTAAGTCGGGTCAAGAATGTAAGTATTATATAAAATTGGACAGTGATTATATTGCCGATCCAAGGTTTATTTATAAATATTTAAAAGAAGCTGATGAGAGATTCTCGCACATAAGAGAAGTTATTTCTAAGTTCGGAGAAATTGATTATCAAATATCTTCGTCTGTCAATGTAGATGAGGAAGTTGAAATTAAAAGTATAGAAGTTTGCAAGGGAGATAACTTAACAGTAAACAGTAAAGTACCAGGAAGATTTCTGGCAAGCCGATAATTATTTATAAAAAATATGATAAAAATCATAAAAAAATATATGTTAACTTTGTGTCGAGAAACTAAATAAAAATTATGGACGATATTGTTCAAGCTTTTAAGGAAGCATATCCTCAAAAACATGATAAAACCGATACTACAGTACCCGGTAGTGTTCCTGCTGATGTTAATTCCAATATTAGCGTTACTGCTACCGATTCTATTCCTGCTCCTGTCGTTCCCGATCCTTCTAAAGACCCTGTTGAAACTTTTGATCCTTCTGAATTTAATACTAAATACGGTAAGAAGTTCGGTAGAGAGATTAAGGAAGAAAAAGAGCTTCAGGAATTATTCTCAGCTCCAACAAGAATAACTGAGTATGAAAACAAAGTAAAAAATTTAGAATCAGAACACGGCCTAACTAAAAAGCAATTTGAAGATTTGCAGGCCAAGTATGAATCTGAAAAAGAATCTTTAAAATTTGTTGATTTACGAAAATATGTCGGCGAAGATTTATTAAGAATTAGTGAGATGAGAAAGAAATATCCAGATAAAGATATTTCAATAATGACATCTATTAGTAATATAGATCTTGAAAAAGCAGACACCGTTGATTTGCTTATAAAACAAGCCCGATTAAATGATCCTGATGTTTATAAAGGAATGGATGATTCCGATGTTAGGGAGGTTGTGGCTGATAGGTTTGGCAGTGCAGATCTTACCGATCCCGAATCGTGGGACAATGTAACGAAAGCAAAAATTGCAAAAGCCGGCAAAGAAGCTCGGATCGAGTTTAAGGCTTTGCAAGATGTTGAGTTACCAGCTACGATCGATGTCGAAAAAGAAAGACAGAGTATTCTTTCCAAAGAAGCTGTGCGTATCGAACAATCTAAGCAATCATGGTCGCCTATTGTCGATAAAATGGTAGCTAATTTTACCGAATTGATTATTCCGGATGAAGACGGCAAGGAGTTGTATAAATACATTCCTGAAGTAAGCGATTCTTTCAAAACCGAAGTCTCCAGGTATGTTGATTTTTTAGCCTATACCGGGCAGCCCATCAATGAGAATACTATTACTGATGTGTTGGAAGGAATTAAAGGCAGATACATAGCAAGAGAGCTTCCTAAGATAATGAAGAGTCACGCTACGCAGGTTGCAACTAAATTAAACGATGAATGGCACGCCAAGGTTAACAATGACGTTCCGTTATCGGATAAAACCAAGCCTATATCTAAGGATGGTAATATTTGGGATAAGATGGCCGCAAAACTTAATTCAGTAATGTAATTTTAAAAAAAATTAATCATGGCTCTAACAGTTCCTACGAGTTTTTCAGCGAGAGGTCAATGGACGAACCTTTGGCAATCGCTTTATGCATTTGAAAAAGCTCCACAGGTGTGGAAGAAAATATACAAACAGTACGGTCATTTATTCGACATTTTTGATTTTATTGATTTGATGGGAGAAACCATCGACATTAAAGGCGATACGTTGAATATTTTTGAACAGTATGCTTACGAACGCCCAATTACTATTGGCACAGGTGGTATCGCAACTGGTGCTGCTGGCGCAGATATTACTTTCAAGCTTGACGCTGGCGATTATGACGCTCAGGGTAATGGTCCGATAAATATCGGGGAAAGCTTTTTAATTCCCGGTTTATACACCACCGATACTTCTCAAGATTATTTATATCGTCTTATGAGCGAAGATACCGGTGTGGCCGCCAATAAAATTTATACCGCTACTCCTCATAATAAAGCAGGTACAAATTTCACTGCCGCTAGAATAACAACCGCTGTTCCTGCTGGAACCAAGTTAATGGTTGCTGGTGATTCATGGGCCCTTGGTACAGATCAGCCAAAAGGTAAAACTAACGGTTCTTTTGAACGTCAGTATTACACTATGCTATCTAAATCTACTTTTGATATGGGAGGTGGACTTCTTTATCAAGAAAATTATTTGGATAATGTTCCATTGAAGGGTGGAGCTGGTGTTGGTCGTTTTAACGCCGCATCTGTTCAGATGGAATTCGAGCATAACCGAAAGATTAATTACAACATTTGGATGGGCCAGGAAGCTGACAATACTACATTTGTAATGAATGACGCTTATGGTAATAGTGTTCCAATTAAAGCTCAACGTGGATTCTTACAATGGCTCCAGAAACTTGCCCTTAAAAAGACTTATGCCGATAAATTTGAGGTAAATGATTTCGACGACATTAAATCCCTTATGATTTCTGTCGGTGTATCAGCTCAGGAAATGTTCTTTGGAATGGGTGATTTATTATATGCCAATCTTGAAAACTCCGGATATAACTTCATTAAAGAAAATTCATCGGCCACTGATATTATGAAGAGGCTTGATGAAGTTGGTGTTGACTTCCGGATATTCACAAAGCTTAATTTCCGTTATATTCTTAAAGAGATTGGAAACTTAAGCAATCCTGCCGGTATGGGACTTTCTGCTTATGGTGAACGTTACCGTTCAATGGGCTTCATTGTTCCTATGGGTGAAAATCCAGTAACTATAGAAGGTGGCGGCCCGAATGTAGACAAGAAGGTTAAGATTTCCAGCTTGATGATCGGATACCCAAATCACAACGGCGAAAGTCGCGCAAGGGTTGTTGGTTATCTGAACGGTATGACCGGACAGAATCTTCCTATCGTACAGTCTACCGATACTGTTAAAGGTATGATGTTATCTGAATATATGTTTGTTCCAACGAGTGTTCAGAAGATGGTTTTGGTAAATAAATTATAGAATATAAAATCAAAAGGGAGGGTAAATATCCTCCCTTTTTAGTTAAACTGTAAAACTATAAATATGCTGTATTGTAATGAAGAAATAGTAAGACTAAAAGATGATGAATGGAAGTTTCTGGAACCGGAATTTGCAAAGATCCGGAAGATGAAAAATCCTATTCGGATCAAGTCTACTGCAAAAGTTGAAATAAATAGAACCGGAATACCGGAACCCATTCCCTCCCACATGTGGCCCCTTCAGGCTACAGTAGCTAATAAAAATGGAGAATCTGAAACTTGGATGTATGCAAAAAGCACTCCAAAACTAAAAGACGGCAAGCTTGACTTTACCGAACGGTCTATTTTTATTCAAAAAGGAGACCTAGCGCTTGATCCTATAAAGCAAACCGACCTTGCTTATTTTGTCATGAATTTAAGTGGCATTTTAAAAACAGGACTCTATGAAGTCGAAGATCTTGACAAGAAAAACACTGAGGCGGTTGAGAAACTTGGCGAAAATGCAGCGCTTGATTTTTATCTTTGCAGTAAATTAAGCCCTCTTTATGATGATCATAAAAAATTGAAACAGCTCGCCGCTTCATGGGGGATTGCAAATTCAGATCTTTTACATATCGATACACTCAAGAAAAATTTGCTTGATCGGGTTTATGAGTACCATAAAAATTACAGTGTGACAAAACGAGGCATCGAAGAATTCGTAGCTGAAGTGAATGGCGAAGACGTATTCTCCGAGTACAGATCTTTGGTTCAGTTGGCTAAAGATAAACAGGTTATCGGATGGAATAACAAGGATAAGGGATGGTATTTTTTGGACTCTACGACTAAAGATTTCATTCAACCTATTGTTTTTGTCCCAGTCGTAAGTTTGTCGCAGAAAGACAATTTATTGTTTGATGCTATTCGGAATAATGCCCAGTTATTTGAAACTATAAAGCAAGTTATATATGCGGGTCCACAAGGCAAGTACGCAAGTCTTGGTTGGTCTGACCTTAAAAAAATGGCAAAGGACCGTGAAATAAACACCTATGGTATGAAACAGGAAGACATCATAGAGGCCCTTGTGCAGCTAGATGCCTTAAAAGGAACGGCAGTTTGATAGTTTCTCGGTTTAGTTTGGTTTTATCCCCAGTATTTACACACTGGGGATTTTTTATGATATAAATCATAATTTAAAATTATGTAAATTTGTAAAAACGAAAATTAATGATTACGCTTAGTTTTAGTACTGTATTTGATGTAGTCCAGCGAAAATTTAAGATACAAGATACGTCTAACTATTCTGGTCAGGGAGTTTCGTTAGCCAATGTTAAGGGTGTTATTAAAATGACATCTCCTAGAGGTGTCATATACGATAATACCAACTATTTAGCTCCAGATGTAAATCCAAGTGTAAGTTTATCGTCAGGGTATATAAATTTACCTGTAAATGCCTTAGGATTTGTATTGGCAGGTGTTTACACAGTAGATTACCACGTTCTTTATTCGGTAGATGGTTCTATATCTACAATTAGTCATACATATTCTTATTCGTTTATAGTCCCGGCGATAGATATAACCCAAACAGCGGACGGGTATAATTCTGTATTTTCCTCTGTTGACAGTAGTGTGTATGGATCATACGCTAGTATATCGAGAACTCATATAGTAACTCCTCCGGTAGGTAGTCCGTTGTCTGTAGTTTCAAATAGCAACCAAACCATAAGTTATGCTCCAAATATATGGAGCGGTATATGGACTAGTCAAATTACGACTGTCCTAACCTACGTGATGGGCGATGGGCTTATTATTAACGCTACGCTCACCGCTACAAAAACAGTGACAGCGTATCTTAATGATATGAATGTTATCAGAGGTTATATTGAAAATTTCAAAATACTTTTTGATCAGGCCAGAGCTTCAAACAAGGAATTAGCGTACAGAATAGAAATATCATTAACAAAAATAAATACTGCATATTCTGAATATGATTTAGCTTTATTTTATAATGATTTACTAACTGCGTACCTCAGGACTGTAGATATAGTAAAAGAGTTGAGCGACTATGTTACCATAACCTTTCCGGCCCAGATAATTCCATTTGTGAATAATACTGGAGGATCATCACATCCGCCAGTATCCATATCATCTCCCCCGTATGGTGTAAGTATAAATTCATCCCAGGTTTTAACATTTAGCTTAGCCACTACCTCAAGTGGGGGCATGTTAACTGCGTTAAGTGGTAACGTTACGGATTACTTGGGCGGAGATGGAAATTTTCATGCATTTAGCTCCAGTGGATATGCTCTTAAGTCAGATTTTACCGATTACGCTTCAGTTACGGCCATTACAGGAGCTAATATAACGAACTGGCAAACTGCATTTGGATGGGGTAATCATGCATCCGCCGGGTACGCATTAGCTGCAAATGTTTATACTAAGACTAATCTCCAGACTTCGGGCCAAGCCTCCGTTCATTGGGGAAATATAACTAATCATCCTACTACTATTTCCGGTTATGGAATCACAGATGCCATGGTCGGAAATTCCCCGATAACGGGCGCCACTCATACTAAGATATCGTATGATTCCAAAGGCTTGGTGACTGGAGGTGTAGATTTGTCAGCGTCGGATATTCCTGCATTGCCATGGAGCAAAATCACATCTGGAATTCCTACTACTATAGCTGGGTACGGAATTACGAATGCTTATACAAAGACAGAGGTTGATAATAAGACTTGGCTTTGGAGCGCGATCACCTCTACCCCTACTACCATATTGGGATATGGAATAACCAATGTTTATACAAAGACCGAGGTTGACGCTAAGACTTGGGTCTGGAGTGTAATTACATCTACTCCGACGACCTTGGCCGGATATGGTATTACGGATGCCTTGTCAACATCGTCCCCGGCCGCAAGTGTCATTAACACTGGAACTGGAAGTCAATTTTTAGCTGACGATGGTACTTATAAGCCCATAACCTTGTCTGCCGGATTGGACACCCAAGTTGTATATATAAACGGGACGGTACCGTCAGGAGATACTAATTTACTATTTGATAATGTAAATAAAAGGCTGACTGTAGATCAAATAGTATCTATTACTCATTATGTAGAAAATTTAACCACTTATATATCAAAAGATGTTTCTAATAATATGGTATTTACTGATGCCATATCAGGATCAGTAACATTAGCGTCTTTAATAAGTGGAGCTACGAATTTTTGGGCCTCAATGTCTGGGGGTATATATTATTCAGGATTTGTAGGGGTAAATTCCCCGTTAACTTTAGACGAAGCATTAACGGTAAACGGAAATATAGAGGCTACTTATTTTAATAGTTCATATTTAAGATATAAAAATGGTAATTTATTATTAGGTCCAAATGCCGGTGACAATGAGACCGGGAATGATAAATTATATATTCATAATACAAATACAAGTACACCGTTAATATACGGAGAGTTTTCAAATAGACTTCTGACCTTTAATGCCGATCTTACATTCCCGACTTCGCATCGTGTATTATTTAGATCTGCGGTAAATAGTATAATGGCCGACTCTTCAAATAATATTACGTTTCAAGATGGGGTAGCCAACACCGGGTCTCCGGTAAAACTGGTTCAGTTAATGGATGGTACGTACAGTGCTTTAAAATCAGATTTTACAGATTACGCAGCCGTAATATCTATAACTGCTGGAAATAAAACTACCTGGAATAAGGCTTCAGTTATAGTAACTGGTGGCGCAGGTAATCAATATTTAGCAGATGATGGGACTTATCAAACCATTCCATTCGCTCCATTTACTGATGATTTTGCAAAGTTTGATACCACAAATATAAATTACAGGTTTTATACCGATAAAACTGAGGCCGGAGGTGTGTCCAGCGCTGGAAAATTATATAAAGGAACCACTGATCCAACTGCTACGAATAGAGTTAATTATGATGGTTATTTTTATGCTACAGCTATATACAGTAACGGATCGTTGGTTAATACTCATGCCGAGGTAACTATTGGTACCGCAAATGGATTAAGTATAGCTACAGGGCAGGTATTATCCCTTGGATTATCATCGTCGTCAACCAATGGAGCGTTGTCTTCTACAGATTGGTCTACATTTAATACTAAATATTCTGGACTACCATCGCAAACAGGTCATAATGGTAATTATTTAACAACCAACGGCACTACCGAAAGTTGGGTAGCTATAGCTGATGGTATATTACAATGGACCGGGGCATCATATACTCCATTTACTTCTCAAGTAAGCGGATCATTCGATAGTAGTACAACTGATCCTATCCATACTACTAGACTTAATTATGACGGAGATTTTTGGGTAAATAAATCTTCATATAAAGAAGCAGATTGGATTGGTGGTAATGTAATTTATGTTCCTATAGATGGAGATATTCAAACCTATGTAAATAATGCCGTAGCTGGAGACACCTTAATATTAGCGAGTGGTGAATACACTATAACTAGCGGTATAACTATAAACAAGGCGTTAAATATTGTTGGGCAAGGCAATGCAGGGTATTACACAATACCTTCTGCTGCTGGGCATGGCACTTTAATACAAAGCTCTAGTATTTCTGGTCTTCTTTGTTTTAGCATACAAAGTACAAATGTAAGGTTGGCGCATTTGTCAATAAATTTAACAGGTGGCGACAGCACAGGGATAACAACTTCAAACAATTTAGACGGTATTGTCTTAACCAATGTAGATGTAATTGTAAATTGCTCTGGATTAGCACAGGGAATTATGCTATATGGTTCAAATGCCGTATTAAGGAATATAACATTTTACGTCATTTCGGCAGATAGCGATGCGATAGGGCTGTATTTTTATAATAATACTTTAACAACCGGGCCCTCTGTTTGTGATTGTTTTTCCGTAACAGGGATAGTGCAATCAGGGACCGGGGGAGATAATGGATGGTGCTTTTATGCTGATAATTCAAATTGTTCTCAAACTCTTACGTTAAATTTATCCACTTCTGTTTGTAAGGCACTCCCAGGCGGAGCAACAACGAATATTGCAGTAGCATCAACTTCTTCTGTTACAAACAATTCAATAGTAAATGCTTATTTCTGCACTCTTGAAGGCGCAGATTATGATGCCTATCAGACTGGAACAAATCAATTAAATGTAGGCGGATCAGTACTCGTCAATGATCTGATATTTGGTACTATTACCTACAGAGCGAGAATGACCGCTAATAATCTTACAACTTCTGTTTTAAAAACATCTGGATCAACACAAAATGACGGATATTTTTATACAGGTACGGTCGTTCCTATTCATACCACAAGGCTTAATTACGATGGGGATCTTTACGTTAAAGATTTGTATTCAAGTGGATTTGTAAATATAAATACAAATGGAGATGCTATATCCATAAATACATTTAAAGCTTCTGGACTAGCCGGGAATAATTTTTTTATTGGAAATGGCGGGGCCAGTGCGAGTGGTACGGGATCTCAAGGATCGTACAATTTAGGAATAGGGACAGGTGCATTATTATCGGTAACAACAGGTCATGATAATGTCGCTGTAGGGTATCAAGCATTATCGTCTGCTACTACCGCATTCTATAGTACGGCAATCGGAGTTGGAGCCCTTAAAAGCTTAACTACATTTAGTTATAGTACTGCTGTCGGATATCATGCTGCATACAATGTTTCCACGGGAGGCTCTACCGTAGCTGTTGGATATGAAGCGCTACTTACAAATATTTCTGGAAGTTATAATACTGCCGTAGGTACATGGGCGCTTAGAGCGACTACGAATGGCAATAATACCGCTGTTGGATATAGCGCCATGCTTGTGAGCGATGGTTCTAATAATGTTTCCATAGGCTCTAATTCAATGCTAGCCCATATTAGCGGGAGTAGTAATGTTGCGGTTGGATTTCAGGCTCTTAAAGGGTTAATAACGGGAAGCGCATCTGTCGCTATTGGAAATAATGCCTTGTTAGTGTCCACTGCCGGGGGTAATACCGCTGTAGGTTCGCAGTCATTGACCGCCAATACAACAGGTAGTGATAATGTCGGGCTTGGAGTTTTATCATTATTTTCAAACACAACAGGAGCCGGAAATTTAGGAATAGGCACCAATGCCTTGCATGATAATATAACTTCGGGAGCAAATGTAGCCCTTGGCATAAATTCATTATATAGCATAACCGGGAACGACAATGTTGCTATTGGGTATAATTCGGGAAGATGGATTACCGGAGGTTCTACTGCTAATATCACGTCAACTACATCTGTTTATATTGGTTCATCCACCAAGGCATTGGTCGATGGTGGGGTAAATGAAATAGTAATAGGGTATAATGCAGTAGGTAACGGATCTAATTCATTTACATTTGGAACTTCAGTCATAGTTAAGAGTATACTTTATGGAAACGTAGGGATTGGAATAGTTCCAGGTACAGGTTCTGAAAAATTAGAAGTTGCCGGAAATATTATTTCAAAAGGAATAGTTTGGACTTCCCGTACGAGCGCGGTAGACAATGATTGGCGCTCTGTCGCCTACGGCAATGGCCTTTTCGTAGCCGTAAGTTCCAGCGGTACCGGCAATCGCGTGATGACTTCTCCCGATGGAATTAACTGGACCTCCCGTACGAGCGCGGCGGATAATAACTGGGAATCCGTTGCTTATGGAAATGGTATATTTGTAGCTGTAAGCGACTCCGGTACCGGAAATCGAATAATGATTTCTCTTGATGGTATAAGCTGGGCCTCTCGCACGAGCGCAGTAGATAACAATTGGAATTCAGTAGCCTATGGCGGCGGTATTTTCGTAGCGGTAAGTAGTACCGGTACCGGAAACCGAGTAATGACTTCTTCCGATGGGGTAAATTGGGTATCCCGCACTAGCGCAGCAGATAATGGATGGCTTTCCGTCACCTATGGAAATGGTCTTTTCGTAGCTGTAAGCCAAGACGGAACCGGAAATAGAGTAATGAGTTCCCCTGACGGTATAACCTGGACCTCTCGTACGAGTGCGGCTGATAATATATGGAATTCCGTGACCTATGGCAACGGTCTTTTCGTAGCAGTAAGTTCAAGTGGAACCGGAAATAGGGTTATGACCTCTCCCAATGGAATAACATGGACCTCTCGTACCGATTCAGTAGGAAATAACTGGGCATCAATAACGTATGGAAATAGACTATTTGTAGCTGTAAGCCATACTGGCACTGGTGATCGAGTAATGACTTCTCCTGATGGTATAAATTGGACATCCCGAACTAGTGCGGCAGATAATAATTGGCCTTCAGTCGCCTATGGAAACGGTCTTTTTGTAGCCGTATCTATTACTGGTACAGGAAATCGAGTTATGACCTCCGGAAAACAAGACCTGATTGTAAATCCAGATATATACATTAACAGTCAAAGCATCTTACAAAATCAAATTTTTTCATAATGTCTATATACACAAAAAAAATATTAAGTGGATCCACGGACGGGAAAGGGGTTAAAGTAGTGGCTACGGCAACTCCTGGAACTACGATTCATACCGGCCCTACCAATACAACAACTTTGCAGGAAATATGGCTATGGGCTCAAAATAATCATACGGCTGATGTTATATTGACAGTTGAATTTGGAGACGCTACGGCTCCCGACCATAATATAATCACATCTGTATCTTCTAAGGCAGGGTTATCATTAATATGTCCAGGATTGATTATTCAGGGCAATGCAACCGCGCTTACTATAAAAGCTTTTGCTGCGACTACTAATGTCATAAGTATAATCGGATTTGTCAATGAAATAGCATAATGAGTCACAATATTTTCAGGAATAGGAGAGAGTTAGGGCCACTGGTCAATCCTGGTCAGTTGTTAGCGACTGATTATAGGAGAAATGTGCCTGTTCTTGAAAAGCCAATATTGACATTTCAAACAAATTCTCCATCTACTAAAACATTTGACCCTGCATTTACAGTAAGCTCCAGAACGCTTAGATGGTCATTAGGAGACGGTAGTACTATAAAATCAAATGCGTTTTCATATACATATGCCGATTCGTTAACTAAGAATGTAAAAGTATTCAAAGGAACAACTATTGGATCTTTAGCTATATTGACTATAGATATGTCTGATGATAATATCATCGGCATTTTAAACATATCATTATTATCTAATTTTGGAGATAATTTTCGGGTTCAGTCTAATCCACTTTTAACTTCGATAGTAAATCCTATTTCGTCTCAGTTATTTAATAATTACTTTGCTTATTCTTGTAATTTAACAGGAACTTTAGACGTTTCAACATTAGCTGGATTCGGAGGAGATTTTCAGGTTTATTCCAATCCTCTTTTAACCTCAATAATAAATCCAACTTCATCTCGACTATTTACTACATACGCGGCATATTATTGCAATCTAACTGGAACTTTAGACGTTTCGGGATTGACTGGACTTAGGAATAATTTTCAAGTTCATTTAAATCCTCTTCTGACTTCAATAATAAATCCAGTTTCATCTCAAACATTTAATTCATATTGGGCATTTTCTTGCAATCTAACTGGAATTTTAGATGTTTCGGGATTAACCGGACTTGGCAGTGATTTTAGAGTCCAGTCTAATGCTCATCTAACCTCAATAGTAAATCCAGCTTCATCTAAGGTGTTTAGTGTCTATTGGGTATATTCTTGTAATTTAACTGGAACTTTAAGTGTTTCAAATTTAACTGGATTAGGAGGTGATTTTAGGGTTTATTCTAATTCACTTTTAACCTCAATAGTCAATCCAACTTCATCTCAAATATTTACTGTATATCACGCTTACTCTTGTAATCTAACCGGAACTTTGGATGTATCAGGTTTGTCTAATTTGGGAGGTAGTTTTCAGGTTCATCTCAACCCCCTTTTAACTTCAATAGCAAATCCAAATTCATCTCAAACATTTAATTCATATTGGGCTTACTCTTGTAATTTAACTGGGGCTTTGGATGTATCAGGTTTGTCTAATTTGGGAGGTAGTTTTCAGGTTCATTTCAACCCCCTTTTAACTTCAATAGCAAATCCAAATTCATCTCAAACATTTAATTCATATTGGGCGTATTCTTGCAATCTAACTGGGGCTTTGGATGTATCAGGTTTGTCTAATTTGGGAGGTAGCTTTCAGGTTCATTCTAGCTCTCTTTTGACTGCAATAACTCTTCCAACTATAAATAGGCAATTTACTACATTTAATGCCGGAAGTTGCGCCTTAAACTTAGCTACCGTGAATGATATATTAGCTAAATTAAATACATGGTTTTCGGCAAATACGCCAACGTCTAATTTAACCGTAACGCTAAATGGAGGGACTAATTCTTCACCAACTGGCGGAACTAGTAATACGGATATAGTTAATTTGCAGTCAATATTTGGAGCAGCGGGAAAGACTTTATTTATATTTGTTAATTAAAATTAAAATTATGATTGGAATACAAATTTTCGCAACAACTACTCCAACTTATTTCGCGGTAGTAAAAGAGGACGAAACTCCTAAGGTAGTGGAGGGTTTTTTTAATGTTCAAGGAACCAGCGGGGGCGTATCTAGTACTAGTACAGCTCTTCCCAATAGATTTACTATGGTATCTACCAACAAGCAATTTATAGTAGATTACATAACTTCTGTAGGAGCTGTTTATGGTGAAGGGGTAGAGGAGCCAGCTTGATATGAATAGCCTTGATACTATAAAATCTAATGTTCAAGTTGTCGAGGACAATTTAGGCTTAGTCGTTAACGATATTAACGCGTATCAAACTTATAGAAAAAAGCAAGATTTGGAAAATGTATTATTGTCTCTTGCTATTTTCTATGAAAATAATATTCCCACCGAAAATGTAAGTCTTAATCTGAATGTAAAAGTACAGGAAGTATATACCAGTGATGGTTTAACCAGAATACATCTTGCGTTTGTTCATGCAGCCAAAGTATTTACATTAATATGCTCTGACGGATTGTCTTAATTATAAAATAGCCATTGAAATATATGGCTATTTTATAGTTTATATTTTTGTAAATTTGCAGTATGAATCTGAAGGAAATATTACATAGCGTATCTTCTACTTTAAATCAGGTTGATCCTAATTTAATGTTTGGGATTGACAGGTTTAATCTATTCTTAAAACTTGCGAATTACGATTACTTTAAGCTATGGTGTGGCCTTCCCGAACAATGGCAACCGGGACAGCCAGTAACTTCTCGCGGATGGCAGGTAGCGGCTCAAAATACTGAAGCATTAAAGACATTTATAGTTCCATTCCAAAATTATACAGTAGATGCAGGTGGACACCTGTCATACCCATCTGGATTTGTTCATTTAAGCCGCATAGGGTACTTTAATTCAGTTACAAGTAGGCAGCGTCCAGTTGAAATATTAACGCATGAAGAGGCTGACGACAGAATAAGTAATTACATAGTCGTTCCTGAAAAAGAGTATCCAGTTGCCATATACGAAAATACATACATTCAATTTTACCCCATAGATTTATTGAATGTAAGTATGTCATATTTAAGATTGCCTGTAACGCCAATTTACGCCATAAAACAAGAAAATGGGATAGATGTTTACGACGATGTTAATTCTATAGAATTAGAGTGGCCCGAACAATACCACGCGGATATAGTAAGAATGCTTATTGGGTACTTATCTCCGCCATCAAAAGATATGAATCTGTCCAATTATATAGAAACTAAAAAAGCGCAAGGAGTATAAATCATGACACTGAATCAGATATTAAAATACGTCAATTATATATGTGTTAAAGAGAACTCCGGAAGTACTCTTAAGCCAGATCAGTTGAATTTTATATTTCCTGCGTCCAATACCAATATGTTTAATAGGAAGGTTCAAGAGGCTCAATTATTAGCCATTCAGTCTAAGATGCCTTTTAACAAGACTCTTTATGAACATATGGCATTGAGAGAGTTTCACGTAAGAGAAAATATAACTTTTACAACCGGGTCTTTCGATATGACAACCTTGGTAAATAGCTACGCATATTGGTTGTCGATGATAGCATTATACAACGGGGCTTATCGCGAAATAGAGATACTTACCGACAGGGATTTGACTATTCGTAGAACAAATCTAATGGCCCCTCAATTGGAAGACTATCCAGCGGCTATGATACTTGGGACTTTAATTAAAGTCTACCCTTTAAATATCACTACCGCCGAATTTGTATTTATGAAAAATCCGGCGATTCCTGTTTTTGATTATTACTTTGATGCAAATTTTAACTTGATATATCTTGCTGTAGGCGCAACCCATTTGTTGACAACTGGAGAAGTTGGTTCAGCGGGGCAGACAGCGGGTACTACCGTAACATCAAATACAGTGGAATTGGAGTGGAATCCTTTATGGCATGTAGAATTTTGTAATGAAGTATTGCAAAAGGTTGGTATACAGCTTAAAGACGAGCAGGTAAGGGCCTATGTTCGCGAAGTAGAAGGGAGGCAATCTTGATTAAAGCGAAATTTATCGAGTTAATTAGAATTAATATTTTTGGCGGAAAAGAAACTGTCGATAGACTACATCTTGCCGATCCTCGTCGAGTTGAACTTGATATAGCCGCAGCCTTAAATACTATTTTTTTTAAGACATTCAAAAAGGATCCAAGCAACTTGGATAGATACTCAAAACCTTACTTAAACGTGGCGGTAGCTTATGAAGCTTCAACTCAGACATACTATTCAATATTGCCGGCAAAAGTCATTCAATATCCGATATGTGGCGATGGAATATGGAATATAAATACGATGACTGGAAGAGACGTCTCATTTGTCCCAATTCAGATGAATGAGCGGGAGCTTATGTTTGAATCAGAATTTGGGAATATTGATGATGTTATAGGGTATTCACTCAGTGGAAGTCGGGTAGACTATTTTAATTTTGACCCTATAATCACAGCGGTTAAAATGGACTTAGTAGTTGATTTTACCGAGTGGAATTTGGATGAAGACGTCCCGATACCCAGTGGCCAAGATTTAGAGGTTATTAATATCATACGTCAAATGTACGCATTAAAACCTATCGATAAGTTAAATAACCAAAATGAAGCAGCCTAATGGATACGCCCGGATACAGAACGCTTAAGCAAATCGTGAAGGATATTCATTTTGAAGGTGGATATGGAATGGAAGACTGGAAATATTTGGGACAGTTTGCGCTTAATGCTATTCGAGATATCCATATGTTTCATACAAAAAAAACAAAAGTCGTCAAGGTTGTAGTAGACCCTTCTACTAATACTATTGACTGGCCCGACGATTATATTGGACTATGCTTTCTTGGAGTACCCCGAAATGGGCAGTTATGGACTCTTACAAGGGATAATAATTTAATCACGACAACTACGCTTGTTAATGGACAAGAAACTTTAACGCCATCACAAGGAGAAGGTGTAATTCCTCTGGAAGGCCAAATAGTAGGGTACGGAACTAAGGGCGGAAAGAATGATTTTTATTATACCGAAGATGAGGCAAACAGAAGATTTTTCATAATAGGAGCGAATCCCGCAAATGTACTGCTCGGTTATATGAGTTCAGGCGTAACGGACAAGGACACTGTTATCCCTATAAGATTTAAAGAGGCCATTATTAATTTTTCAAGATGGAAACTTAAGCTAAGGGAGCCGATTGACTATAAGGGGGCTGATTATTTTAAAGATTTATACGAGCAGGAAGTTAATAAATTGGTTGCTTTCGAAGGTCCGACTCTTGATGAAGTTTACGATGCATTGTTGTCTGAGTATTCAGGAACTTATAACCGGTAATGGAAAAAGACGTAAAAATATTTGGAGACTCATATTTAGATACCGATACTGATCCTAAATTAAATAAAGGTTCGGATTATATCTTAAATACCATAATCCAGTCTGATGGCAGGTTTGGCGTTGCTGTAAATACTAAGGGTAATGAAAAGGTTATCGATTTAACATCAAGTTATAATTCCGATCCCGTACCTCCGACGGTAGTTGGGTCGTGCCGAGACGAAGCTAGAAATAGAATTATATTTTTTGTCAAAAGTAATTATTCGAATAATTCTATTTGGTACTATGATGTAGCGGCCAATACTTCTGACTATATTATATTTCAAAGTTTTCTTATACTCGGTAGTTATATTGTCGCAAATGTAATAGGTGATTTACTTTTATGGACTGATGGTACAAGTGAGCCTAAAAAGATAAATTATATCAGAGCTTATAATTATAGTCATGGGATATCTACTAGTTACAAGTACTTAACCATGTCTGATTATGTCATAGAAGCGTATAAAAGGCCACCATCTTATAGACCTAGTGTTGGTGCCGGATTTTCGATATATGCTAAAAAGGTTATTAGAAATAAAATATACCAATTTGCATATAGGTATATATACGATGATTATGAAAAAAGCGTGCTGTCTCCTTTTTCTGATGTATTATTTACGGACTATAATACTTTTCCAGATGGAAGTGGAACAAACTATTCTAGCGCATATGTGGTTTTTGTACGTATGAAGCTATTTGAACTTGTAAATGGAGCCTCGACTGATATTGATTCTATTGAATTATTTGTCCGGAATAGTGATTTCGGAAATTGGTATTTATATGATAAAATAAGTAATCCAAAAACAAATACATTTAGTTTTACATATTTTTCATTAGGATCTTATAATAATGGGGCTGAGGACATAAGCGATGTCAGAGGATCCGTATCTAAAGATATGTATGATTCTATTCCCGTAGGAATGCAGATAACCTATAATTCAAATACGTATACCGTAGGTGAAAAATTAACGTCTGGATCTAACTATGTATTAGGTATAAGTCCTGTAATAGCTGAAATAAGTAGTTTTGTAGACTTAGGCCAAGTCGCTTCTCAATGGAGGGCCATGACAGCTAGGGGCAATAATATATATGCATGTATAACAGGAAGTGATATATGCATGCAGACTAATGGAACTGGAAGTTTTATTGGACTAAGTCAGACTTTTAGAAACTGGGTTGGCATGACAACTACAGTCAGTGGCAATGTGTACGCATCCGTTCAGAGCGGAGGGGATATATATAAGCAAACAGCCGGAACCGGTAATTTTATTGCATTAGGTCAGACAGCAAGAAATTGGAGAGGCATGGCCGCTACTCCATCCGGAAATGTGTATGCATGTGTAGCGGCCGGAGATATTTATAAGCAAACATCGGGAACCGGAAATTTCATAGCATTAGGCCAAACAAGTAGAAGTTGGGAGGGAATGACATGTGACCCTTCTGGGAATGTATACGCTTGCGTATTTGGGGGAGATGTATATAAACAAACTTCAGGTTCCGGGAATTTCGTAGCTCTAGGCCAGACTTCAAGGAATTGGGAAGGAATGACATGTGATTCATTCGGGAACGTATATGCATGCGTTGAAGGAGGTGGAATATATATTCAATTTGCAGGATCTGGAAATTTCATAGATCAAGGGCAAACTTCTAGGTTATGGGAGGGAATGGCGGTAGCGGCTAATGGAAGTATTTACGCTTGCGTTTATAACGGAAGCATATATAAGAAATCAGTTCCTTCAGCCCCTTACACATTTTCCCTTACCGAATTTATAAGCTATGTATTTCTGGACGATAAGGTAAAGCAAAATGTAGATCAAGATGATTTAGCAAGACCGTATGATTTTTTGCCAAAATTAGCCGGAACACAGGAGTTAATAGAGAAGGATAGAATTATTTACGGGGATATAACGGAAGGTTTTGATCATACATTGTTAGACATATCCACCACTGTAAATAGGAATTTAGCTACATTTACTGCTGAAGGTTCTTCCATGATCGTGTCTTTAGCTTCAGATGGATGGAGAGTTAGATGGCCTTCATATCCTATAAATACTTTTTATGCCATAATATTAAGTGTAGCTAGTACAGACTACGGTAGTGAAGATCTAACATTTAAGGCTTTTAATATTACGGTATATTATGTGTCAAAACCTGGAGATACTGAACAATCTATATTAAAAGCCTTAGCCCTGAATATAAAATATAGAATTAGGAAGCTTATAACAAATAGACTAGACTGGACAGATCCTAGTGTTAAACACAATACGAGTCCTGCATATTATTATATATCTGTAGGTATTGAAGTAGATCAAGGCCCAAGTAGTTCTACAATTCCATATTTTATAACTATTCCGATTGGGTATACTTCGGGACTGAATAGTACTTATAAAACGATGAGAAATGAAGATTATTATCTCGGAGGAATACGGTATTATGATAAAAATCTAAGATATTCATCTGTAAATAAATTCAATACTCCTATTAGAGTTGAAGACATGTATGGTCAAAGTTATTATTACGATCTAACATGTAGTATTAGGAATAAGCCTCCTGAATATGCATATTTTTATGCTTTAGTATTCACTAAGAGGATAATTATAAATAGCTATATAAAATTACTTGTGAGGGCCACTGAGTACGCAGGTACCGTAGCTTCTGGGTATGCATATTTTGATGAAATTGATAATTATTTAAGAATACAAGTTAATAGACTTATAAACGATAGTCGAGAAATTGATACCAATTTAAAAATAAATAATTATGTTTTTACGGAGGGAGATAGAATTAAGATACATAGTGGCGATATTAGTTCATTTAATTATGATTTCTTAATTAAGGGTACTGAGTATCCGGAAGTAGATAGCCAATATGAGAAAGATTACGCCACAACACCATCATATATAACGGATTCAAGTGGAAATAAAGTTAGCGCTCCGTATAGTCAAGTTGTTATAGTTCAAATAACAAGACTAGACGTTCCTGCGTTATCCGTCGTGGATAGGAATATAACTTCGGACTTTGTTATGGAGTTATATAGTCCAAAAAAAGAATCTTCGAATCCATATTATTTTCCGGTATATTTTGGTTCTATAGGAAATCCAGGCGCCTCTAATAATTATCACATAGGAAATGTTCAGAATCAAAATCCTACATCTCCGGTATCTTCTCCTGCCATTGTATTGTGCAATCCGGGAGACTCTTATTTAAAAGAAAGGTTTGCTAAATATTTATATCCATCCGTAGATGATAATTATTCTGATTACTATGAATCCAATAGTTATGGACTCGGAATGCCTGGACTATTTGATGCAGATGCAAAGGAAGAAGAGCTTATTTCGGGCATGAGAAATTCTGGATCATTACTCGAAAATACCAAGGTTAATAAATTAAATCAATTTAAATCAGAAGATCTCGAAACGTTAAAATCTAAGTTTGGATCTATAAACATCCTGAAAGAAGTCGGTAATGTCATGAAAGTTCTGCAAGACAGGAAAGAGACTTCGATATACATAAGTCGAACTGAAATGCAGAATGCCGATAACACATCGAATGTTGTTAAGTCAACAGCACTGCTCGGCACGGCCAATAAGTATGATGAAGACAGGGGAACTATTTTCCCAAGATCTGTAGTGGTTCACAATAGAGATATATATTATTTTGACTATTACAGAGGCGAAGTTATCCGAACATCTCCAAATGGTCAATATCCTATATCTGAATACGGTATGCGTACTTATTTTAGATCCAAAGCTAGTCAAATCGCATCTTTTGGAATAGCCAATGCTGACGTCCGGGGAGTGTATGACGAAGAAAATAAAATGTATATACTTACATTCATTATGGGAGTTAATTCCGAGACAATTGGTTTTTACGATCCGAATATCGAAGGAGCGAAACCAAGATGGATAAGTTTTTACTCTTTCATCCCAGATTATTACTCCTCTTTAGGCACTACCTTATTGTCCTTCTCCGGAGTTAAAGGATATAAACATAATTCCAACAATGTAGTTCGGGCTAATTTTTATGGAACTAAATATAAACAACAAATTAATTGGTACAGCAACGCCAATCCTATACTTAAAAAAGTATTCAAGGTATTGGGTATAAAGTCAAATAAGGCATGGGATGTTCCATTGATAATCATCGAACCTGACGCTACGTATACGCGCGGCATGCAGAGCCTCCTTAAGACAAACCATTTTGAGCTTAAGGAAGGCAGTTTTAGCGCAGCCTATTTGAATAATATGAAGACTACTTCCAATACGCCGTCTGTACCTGATTTATTTAATGGCGATGAGATGCGAGGTTTTTACATTAAACACCAAATGGAAAATTTAGAAGATGCCGAAGTTTGGGTATTGGAATCTCAAGTTGGTTGGGATCTTAGTGATAAATACTAATTTAAAAATGATTAATTTTGTAAAAAAAGAAGTATGGCATCACCATTAATTTCTGCTGGGATTGGCGCAGCGGTCGGAATCGGGCAATCTATTTACGGAGGTGTAAAGTCTGGTCAGGCTAACAAAAAAATGTCTGATCTCGAAAGTAATCGCCCAATATATTCTCGCCCTGATGAAATCAAGCAATATCTTGAAATGGCAAAAACCAATACTAATTCAAATATGCCCGGTCAAACTCAGATGGAGCAGAATAATCAGCAGTCTACTCAATCTTCGATTTCAAAACTAGAGGAAACTGGTCAATTAGATGCCGGAGCTATTCAGAAATTATATCAATCCGAAGTGGGCGCTCATAATAATTTAGCCATGCAACAGGCCCAATATTATCAATCGAATCAAGATAGGCTCGGTCAGGCATTTCAAAAGTCTGCTCAATATGCCGATCAGGAATTTGAATATAATGTAAATGCTCCTTGGCAGAGACAATACAATAAAGCAATAGGTCAATATGAATCTGGTCAGCAGACTTTGAATAGTGGATTGAATTCAGTGGCAGGGGCCGCGATGAGCGGTGCATCAATGTTTGGCGGATCAGGAGGAGTATCTTCAGCTTCGGCTCAATCGTCAAGCCCATGGACAAGTATGGCGAATAATCCATTATCAAGTCAGGCGAGCCAGATAGGGAATTTTGCCTCAACTCCTAATTTTCAATAATGGCTATAACTAGTTACACACGAGCTCCAAGGGAAACTCCTATAAATATTGATGTCAGCAAGCAACTGGGACAGGCGGTCAATGCTTATCGTCAAGATAAGGAGAGGCAAAGACAGGATGAAAAGGAGTCGGAAGCTAGTTATTTAAAACAAGCCAAGGTCGATCCTGTTTTTAACATGTCTTCTTACTGGCAAAAAGAACAGGGTGATAAGATTAAGGAATTTCAGAATTTCCTTACAGATGTGTATCATAGATCCGAGAATAAGCCAACATTAGACGATCAAATCGAAATTCAGAATCACAAACAAGCTTTATACGGCTGGCAGCAAAAGTTAAATGCCAATCAGCAACAATATGCACAGGCTGCTAAGGTTATTCAGAATGATCCATACGGTATAAAGTACGACAGGGCTAATTTTGAGAACAAGATTGACAAATGGCAGAAAACAGGCGAACTTGATGACGATATTTTATTACCCCCAAGAATAGGAGACAGAAAGGGTTATTACGAGGGGAAAAATTGGCTCGGGCTGAAAGAAAAAACATTTACCGATCCAACCGGCAATGTTCGTACTGGCAAGGTAGCTATGTCTGAAGATGAAATAAAGGCTCAAATAAAGAATGATCTATTTGATCCTAAAAATGTCGGATTGTATCGGACGGTTACTGAAGATTTTTCAAAACTTCCTATCGAAGAAAAAAAGAAATATCTTGATAAGCACCAGGGATCAGATAAGCTGGGCGACGCTATTGCTGATTGGAATTATGATACAGCCGGGAAATACGCTGTAAAAGAAAATAAAAACACTGTTCGTCTTTCAAGTAGATCTGGATCGGGACAAAAAGTTGTCAGCTCTATAAATTACGATAAGCCTTCAGATAAAATACAGATAAAAGGCGCTAATGGAGCTGAGGATGTTGATGTATGGGGCGGAGTAGATTTACCTACCGGAAGATACGGTGTAATATCTTCGAGAAATTATTTTGATATGGAAACCGGTGAAAAACAGAAGGCCAATCTTGGTCAAGATATACCACTTGTTGACCCGTATATAAAATATGTTCCAGTAGCAGGGACTAAGCTTCTTGCATCTGGTAAAAATTATCTGGGCGACAATGGTAAGCTTAAGAACAATTTCTACATAAAACCAGTTTTAGTAACAAAGGGAGATTATGGAAGTATCGGGCTCGATCTTACGCCAGAGATGAAAACTAAGCTTAAGACAAGATTCCCTAAATTGGCAAAGGAGATAGAAGATATTCCCATGGAAGTAAATCCAAAAGGAAATGAAGCTCCGGAAGATAGGAAAGCTCAAAGTGTGGTTAAGAAAACAAACTTCGATAAATATAAAAGGAAATAACAATGCCTGATGTTAAAACATATAAAGTCGGTAAGGATGTTTTCGATATTCCACTAAAGGAAGAGCAGGATTTCTTAAAAACGTATCCTAAGGCTACTGAAGTTGAAAGTTATATTTCCGGCAAAGATACCTTTGATATCCCAAAGCAGGAAGTTCAGGATTTCTTAAAAGAATACCCGCAAGCCAAGCCTTTAAAAAAAAAAGACTCTTCGGGTGTATCTTCAGATACTTCTCAGGAAGATTCTCAATCAGGATTAGTTGGGCCGGAAAGTACATTGAAATCACAAAATACTGATGGATTCAGGACTGTAGGGTCTCCACAGCAAAAACCACAGTATAATCAGGAAGAGACTTCGCCATCCACTCTTTCTGAAAAACCATTGATACAAGCCAATAAAAAAGAAGATAAGATACGCCAGAAGGTTTATGAAAAACCACGATCCGTTGAGGAATTTAATAAGGAATTTTCTATATCACCAGAAGAGAATTATAACCAAAACCCGCAAAAAGTATTACAACCAAAGGATCAGGAGGAATTGCTCAATCAGGTAGATTTTAAAAGGTTTCTTAAGCAAAAAAACGATGAGCAAACGGCTTTTAAGCCGGAGGATAGTTATTTATGGAGTGTTGTTCATGGAATAAATAAGGCTACATCCAATACCTTAAAAGCTATGGACGGAGCCGCAAGGATACTCAGCGATGTTACTAAAATTCCTATGTCTGTTGCTTTTGGTAAAAGAGGAGAAGTTTTGCATGAAAGCTTAAGTTACTATTCTGGAGTTTATGGGAAAATGGCAAATAAAATAGATGAAAATCTAAGGAATTCCAAGACTAAAGCACCTGAAAACATAGGCGGAATGCTGGCGGAAGGGGCTGGAAGCGCTCTTATAGATCTTCCATTAATGGTCCTTGCACCGGAAACTAAATTATCTTACATCGGAGCAGCAACAGGCGGATTGGTTAAGTCTATTCCTGGCATTGTTCCATACATGGCCACTACCAATGCTCTGAATAAGTATCAAGAATTGGATAGTCAAGAAAACCCAGAAGCCAATAAATTAACTGAAACATTTAAGGCAGCCGGTGTCGGGGCAGTAGAAGGGGCCTTGATGCATTCTTTCGGGTATTTATCATCCCAAGCTGGCGGATACGTGAAGGGGATTACCAATAATAATTTTGCTTCAAAACTAGCGTCATCACTTTCGAGCGGGACTTTGTTTGGAGGCATGACAGCTACCGAACAGTATATGTCAGGAAAGGTAAATCCAAAAGAAATTGTAAGCAGCGGTATACTGGGCTTAGGAATGGATTTATTGTTAAGCAGACCAGCACGGCAGAATCTTGAAGCAAAACAAAAATCGGCTTCTGATAGGTTCTTTACTTCGTCTATTGAGGATGTGAATAAAATACACGATCTGCCCAAGACAGTAGAGCAGTTGCGGGAGGATCAGATAAAATTAGATGATAGGATTAAGAAAGAAAAAGATCCGAAGAAAAAAGAAGAGTTAAAATTATCATCTAAAACTATCGATGGATATATTGATATAAAAGCAATCGGAAAGCAGATATTGTCTGATCCTGAAGTTTTCGTAAGAGGCATCCGTGAAGATCCCAAACTGTCCGATCCTGAAAAGGATTTTTATACCGAAAAAGTAAACCAGTTTGTCGCTAAGAATGATCCGAGGATTAAAGCTTCAGATCCATTAGTTAAAGAAATTTCAGATGTCGATCGTCAGATTCAGACTTTAAAAGACAATCCATCTATCCCAGAAGATAGTAAGCCTTTATTAATCGAAGGACTAGAAGATCGTAAAAAAAGCCTTGCGACTGACGCTAAAAAAGAAATGTCTAAACCTTTAGATATATTTGAATTAAATAAACAAGAACAATTAAAAAGTAAAGAGTATGAAAAAGGAAAAAGGAGTATCGGGGAGCAAGGGGACTTACAACCTGTCGAAGCCAAAAACAAGGGTAGGAAAACAAGCTCCAGCACCCAAAAAGGCCCTAAAATCGAAGATGAAAGCAAGAGGCAAAAGCTGGTAAATAAAAAAGGAGGGAAAAGTGAAAAAGTTAAAAAAGGGAATTATCAAGGGGAGCATGGCCCAGATGAAGCCAAAGGGGAAAACGGTCCCAGCGCCTCCGAGAGGATCGGGACAGGTAGTAGTAAAACAGAAACCAAAGTTGAGAAAGGGTTAGAAGATGCCACTCAAAAAGGGAAAGTCCCAGAAAGTAGTGAGTCAGAACATAAGCGAATTCCACAAGGGGAAGACGTACGCGGCGACCAAGATAAAGTTCGGGAAGACAAAGGCGGACAAGCAAGCGATAGCAGTAAGCCTGGAGGAGAAAAGACGGTCCCGGAAGAAATAGAGGAAGTACCAGGGTTTGTACCGGAGGGAATGGCTGAACCGGAACCTGCCGGTACGAAAACTGGAAAAGTTGAAATTGGAGAAAAGGCAGAAACTCCGGTAGCGATGAAGAAAATATTGTCCACTGGAGATAAGAATGTTTATTCAAGGGAGATTAAGAAGGATGGTAAAGAGCTTGGAGAAGTCCATATAGAGGAGAAGCCGGAAGGGTGGGAGGTTAAATATGTAATGGTAAATGAGAAAGGGAAGGGGTATGGAAAGCAAATTTACCGTGAATTAAATAAGCAAGCTCAGTCGGAAGGCAAAGTTGTAAAATCCGATCGTCCCGATAAGATTTCTGGATCTGCCAAAGGATTATGGGATTCTTTGGTCAAATCAAAGGAGGCAGAAAAAATGCCTGATGGATCATACCGGATGATAGGAGAAGGAAAGGCGATACCTAAAACTTCGGAACCCAAAATTGGAGGACAGATTGGCTTTAAGGATATGATTAAAAATAATCGTATCGGAGAAATTGTCTCTAAAGAGTCGGATGGGCGATATAAGGTAAAAACAGAGGACGGTATTATCCATAAGGTAAGTCCTGATAAAATTCAATCAGTAGAATCGACTAAAAAAGCCATAAAAGAAACCGAACAAAGCCTGGAGAACAAAGCGTCAATACCTGTTTCTACCGAACCTAAATCGGAGCCGGTTAAAGCTTCAGCTATTATAAGCAAACTGTCAAAAGAACTTGGCGTTCCAATAAGGATCGGGAAGATAAGAAAGAAGGCATTAGGAATATTCAAAGTTCATCCGGAAGTTATCAGAACAAAAGAATACAATGATTTAGCCACTACGTCTCATGAAGTTGCTCATTTCTTAGATAAGAAATTAGACATATCAAATTTGATCCCCAATGATCTTAAAAATGAATTAAAGAGTCTCGATTATGATCAATCCAAAAAAAGAGTCAATGAGGGATTTGCGGAATTCGTTCGGCACTATCTCACTGTTGGGGATAGTCAAGATGTCGCGCCAAAATTTCACGACTATTTTGAAAAGCAAATTTTATCAAAAAACCCTACTGAAAAAAAAATAATCTCGGAAGCGAGAGACCTGATAACAAAATGGAGAGAGCAAGGCTCTTTAAATCGAGTGCTGAGCCAAGTTGATTTCGATGGTCTTAAGTCTGATTTATCCCTGAAAGAAAAGTTAGAGTCTTTTGATGTAAAAGTCAGAGGGCGATTTACAAACAGACTATATCCTTTAAAGTATGTTGTAAATAAGATAATCGGAGAAGGTAAAATAAGGCCTAGTGAAAACCCATATGAAATAGCCATGAGCGTGGCTAAGACAGCTTCAGCTAAAGCTCGTCAGTTTATCATGGATGGCGCTTTTGATTTTCAATTAAATAAAGTCGGAGAGAGTCTGAAGGACGTGGTCGCTCCGGTCTCAAAGGATATTAAAAACGCAATTGCGTATGCTTATTCAAAACATGCAATTACCTTATTAGACAGGGGGATAAATCCAGGTATAAGTAAGGTTGATGCCGAGTACGTATTGAAGAATAATTTCAAGCCTGAGTACGAACAGTTTTCTCAAGATTTTACACAGTGGTCGTCTCACCTGGTAGATTACTTGGTAGATGCCGGAGGGTTGTCCAAGGATGCGGCTGAGACAATGAGAGCGTCAAATCCTTTTTATATTCCTCTTAAAAGATCCTTTGTTGATCAGGGGGTATCCGCTGCAACAGGGAGGGGATTTGTTGATTTGGGGAGTCCGATTAAAAAGATAAAAGGTAGCGGAAGGGAGATTGTAAACCCTATTGAATCAATGATAGCTATGACCGAGCAAATAATAAGCGTTGCTGATAAGGCAAGGGTATCTCGTGCATTGGTGGACATTGCCGACAAGTATCCGGGTTCCGGAAAGTGGATTGAAAAAGTACCGGCACCGCTAAAAAAGACAATGATTGAACTGGAAGATATCTCTAAGCAAATAGAATCGCTTGGAGGGGACTTGTCAGCAGTAGATAAAAATTCACTCATAAATTTATTTTCTCAGGGAGATTACTACGGTAAGGATAATATTGTTTCGGTATATAAGGATGGAAAGAGAGAATTCTATCAATTGCACAAGGATTTATACGATTCGATGAAAGGATTGGACAATATAACTTTGCCGTGGTTTATTGATAGTACATTCGGGTCCGCTTCAAGGTTAGTTAGGCTTGGAGCTACGGGCATCCGGGCTGGATTTGCATTAATAACCAATCCTATTCGAGATTTTCAAACCTTTGTTTTACAGAATGAATATACCGGCACTTCCAAGGTGGGTAATGTCGGGAAGGCTATCATAGAAGAGTTGGTTGGCAAAGGGAAGTATACTCAGGCATTTAAAAGATCGGGCGGAGAGATGGCCCAGCCATTGGGCCTCGATAGAAAGATGCTAAAAAATACAGTGGAAGAAATTTTAGCAGATGATATTCAGAGAAAAGCGTTGAATATCGTAAAGCACCCTATAGAGGCCTTGAGAAAAATACTTTCATTCACAGAGGCCGGGACTAGAATGGCCGAATTCGAATCGGTAATGAAAAAATACGAACCGTTATTCGATAAAGCTAAGTCATATGGAGATTTGGTTGAGCTTAAGAAGCTGAACGAAGACGCTGCGATTGAAGCTTCGAATGCAGCAAATGAAGTTACGGTCAACTTTAAACGTGCTGGGTCTTACGCATCTGTCATAAATCAAATTGTACCGTTTTTCAATCCATCAGTTCAAGGTTTAAGCCGAATGGGGAGAACCATCTACGAACATCCGGTAAGATCAGGATTTAGGGCTATGGCTTGGATGACCGCTCCTACGTTAGCCCTATGGTACATGCATAAAGATGAAGATTGGTATAAAAATCTTCCAGACTGGCAGAAATATGGATTTTTTAACTTTAAGATCGGCGATGAAATAGTAAGACTACCAAAACCTTTTGAATGGGGATATTTATTTGGCGCAATCCCAGAAGGCATTGCCAATTCTATTTATGCTAAAGATCCTATATATTTTAAGAAAGCTGCCGAAGAATCGGTCGGAGCCGTCGCTCCGCCGGCATTACCGGCTTTGGTAAAACCAGCAATGGAAGTGTATTTTAACTGGGATATATTTCGGGATAGTCCTATTATATCAATGAGCCAAGAAGGACTCCTGCCTCCTCAGCAATATACCTCTCATTCGAGTAAATTAGCAATTGAGCTTGGCCAAGTCCTGAATGTAGCTCCATTAAGCATAGATCATTTACTTAGTGGTTACACCGGCGGACTTGCCACTGATATCTTAAATGCTTTTCCGAAGCAGTATAAAGAAAAAGCTGATTATCCTATCATAGGGAGATTGTTTACCCGAACAAGTACAACGGGATTAGGAGGGGTGGCCGTTCAAGAGTTTTACGACCAATATAAAAGATTATCATCTGTCGAGAAGACTTTGAATTTCGGAGAAAAAAATAAAATAAATCCAAGGAGTATAACTGATAATGACAGAAGGCTTTTTAAATATAAATATTTGATAAGCAAAACAGCCAAGGAGATTACGGATCTTAGGAATAAATTATCCGAATTGGATAAGGTTAAGATGGATAAGGATATTCGTCAAAAGGTTGTAAAAGAGATAAATTTTGCGGCGGTTAAATTAGCTGAAAAAACTCTTAAAACCATAAGATCAGAAAGCGAAGTCCCAAGCGAATATCAATCTGTCAATGTTATTAATAAGTTGTCTGGAGAGATGACTAAGATAAATGATGTTCTTAAAAAAAGCGGAACTGTCGAAATGAATAAATACATAAGGGATAATAATTTAAAAGAACACCTTAATTTTTATGAAAAAAATAAGACAGAGTTTAATAAACTTAAGAGAGTTATAGATTATGTGACTGCAAATAAGACTGAAGATAAATATGCAGACATTATAAATCAAAATGCAGATTTATTTATGAATTCATATAACTCTAATGATAGATTCAGAGTTACCCAAGATTTAAATAAATTATACTCTAAACTTGGAAAAGAAGGGAAGGCATTGAAGAATCAAAAAGGTAGGGCTCTCAGGGAGTTTAAATAACTATAAATAAAATAAACTAACTTTGTATAAATAAACAAAAGAGATGGCAACATTAAATGTTATCACAAACAATACGGGCTATTTAACATTTGACCTTTACAATCAGGCAACAGGGGTTAAAATGTCAACTTTAGATATTCCTAAAATAAATATTACGGCTATAATTACACATTACAATGCGTCATCTAATGAAGGAGTCGGCATGGTGGTTATAAATACGATTTCGCAGATTGACCAATCAAATAAAAATAACTCCATCATAGAACTTGTCCCGGCAAGTTGGGCCTTATCTGCGACGCCAACCGTAGCGATAGCTGATGCTGCAACCTTACACACAACCTTACTTGGATATTGTACACCTAAATGGTAAATATATGAAGCATTCAAAATTTTTATTGTTAAACGTATGGGATTTCGTAAAAGCTGCGGTAATATCGGTCATTACATATGCGGCCGGGTTGCTCGAAGAAGCTTTAATGTCCCATAATTTTGACTACGTTTTTATTTTAAAAGGATGCGGGTTTGCGCTAGTGTCGTTTTTAGCCCATCAAGCTATTTTGAATAAAAATGGACATTATGGGCCAGATGTAAAAGAGCCGGAAAAACCGGAAGATCCAGAAAAATCAGAAAGTAACAATTTAAAAGTAGAAGATATGCCAGTTCAAGATCCTAATCCACCACAAGGCGGAGGTAAGCCATGAGAATTACCGATAAAATAATCGCAGAGGGAATAATTTACATTGTATTATTCTCAGTATACATGATATACTCAGACAGGACATTTATTTATAAAAATTTTTGGCGTTCGTATTATTATGTAATAATGTACTCGCTTCCAATGGCAATGTTTGTCACACTACTTCCATTAACTTACAGTACATTAAGTTCGTTGCTAGTCTGGTCTATCATAATTTTCTTTGCAGAGATGGTTGTGTTCAATGTAGTGCTTATAAATGCCGAAACTACAGATTGGATTAAATATTGTACTTCTAAATTACAAGGTTACGTTTTTGCGGGATCAATTGCTTTTTTATTATTACTAAGCTTATTTATTGACTTTTATAAAAAGTAGCATATGGCAAGATCCTTTTGGCAAGGAATGATAACATGGTTTGCGGGATGCGCCGCTGGTTTTATTATCTGGTCTCTGGTATTCAAAATTGGATGGGAGAATAAAGAGCATATCTTGGTCCTAGGGTATGGAGCGATGGCTACGCTTGCAGGATTTTTGTGGAAATTTTCTATGCAGATAAAAAAGGCTGAGATCAAGGATATTCACGATAGAATTGACAAGAAGGCCGATGTTACAGAGCTTACGATATTGCATGTAAAATTAGATGCAGTTATAGACAGCCAGGAGGAGACGCATACTTTAATGCAAAATGTATATGATCATTTGTTAAATTCAAATCCAAACTCAATCATAATTAAAAGAAAATGAAGATTTCAAAGTACAGCATTATTGCGATAGTAATAATTGGAGTTGTATTATATATAATAATTCACTTGCTTATAAGTAGCAATAATAAGCTTAGTGAAATTAACAATATGTACAAAGTTTCCCAAGACAGCATGATTACATACCGAAATTCATTCGGCCAGCAAGTTTCAAAATCCGAAGTACTCCAAACGACAAATCAAAAATACTTTCTTCAGTTAAAAACAAACGACAGTCTTATTCTACAGCTTCAAAATATTATAAAGTCCGAAAGTAAAAAAAGACGGGACGTTGAAGTCGCCATTGTTTTTAAGGACAAAACTATATCGAAGCTTAAGGATTCACTGGATAACCTTATCGTAGGCGGCACGGTAGAACACAAAGGGGATAGTACTTTCGTATACCCCATATACCAGAAGATAATTTCCGATAAATGGAGGTATGAAAGCATAAAACTTGGTAAAAACATGTTTGAAGATTCACTTTCAATATTCAATGAATATAACATTGTTGTAGGATCAGAGCCAGATGGATGGTTCAAAAAGAAGCCGTACGCTTTAATTACGAATATGAATCCAAGTAGCGAGACTACAGCTATGAAAGTTTACCAGAAAAAGCCGGTTGCTAATAAAACACTTTGGACAACTTTGAAAGCCGGGATAATTGGAATTGCGCTTGGGATATTGATTGTTAAATTATAATGATTTAAATATAAATTTATATCCTCTACTTCTTGCATACATGCAATTTGTGTCAAAAGCAACATATATTACAGATAGTCTTGTAAAGTCATGTTTAGGCAAAAATATAGTATAATCAGGTCCTTTAAATCCATTATAAATTAATTCTACTGCTCTATTTTGATAAATTTCGGTAATCCTCTTCATAAATTCAGTTTCCGTTTCCATTGTCATAATAATTGCTTAAGATGTTTATGTACTTTTTAATTAAAAATCAGCAATAGTACGGTATTTTTATCCATTGCCTTTTTACATTCGCATATATAAATCCTTCGTACGAATCTCCTTCCATACCAACGCTCCATTGGTCGACATGAATATTTTTAAAAATACCATAGTTTTCACTTTGTTTATCTCCCATTGGGCTGTTGACTAGTTCTATTTTTCCATTAATTCTGCAAAAATCTAACAAATCTATAAAATCCTTCTCCGCTTTTTCCCCGAATGATTTAATTAAGTTATTATTGTGGTTATATATATCTTTCTCGTATACGGCTAGATCGTCATAAACTTTTCTAATTATTTCGTCCATTTTTTCGGTTTCTATTGTCATAATAACTGTTTAAGATGTTCATGATACTTTTTAAGTAAATACTCTTTTTTCTGATAAAACAAATCCCAATCAACAATATATTTAGAATTGTCATTGAATTTTATACGTTGATCGGAAGACCCCTGATCAAGCAGTCGATGTTCATTAAATGGTTCTACGATCATTATATTCTCTTCTTCCAATCGGAATAAAGGGAAATTTTTCTTGTCGAGTATATGAGCAAACATCCAATGGAAATATTCAGTTCCTTCGTACCTTTGAAGTGGTACGCCGCTAAGTTCTGACCTGTGTGGTCTACTATTCCATATACTCCTAAATAAATCAGCCTCGCCAGTCTTTTTAGGCAATTTATCTGATGTGTTTTTAACCCTCTTTTTTTTGTAGTGATAGATGCAGAATCCTTTGCTAAAAACAGGGCGATTACAGTCTAGGTAAATGCAAATTTTCATATATTGTATTTTATAACAAAAAACATCTATATAGTAATTATAATTACTATATAGATGTTTTGATAATTAATAGCCGCAGCCGTCGCCGTCGCCGTCGCCGTAGCCGTAGCCGTAGCCGTAGCCGTTGCCGTCGCCGTCGCCGTAGCCGTAGCCGTAGCTGTAGCCGTTGCCGTAGCCGTAGCCGTTGCCGTCGCCGTAGCCGTAGCCGTCGCCGTAGCCGTCGCCGTCGCCGTCGCCGTAGCCGTCGCCGTAGCCGTAGCCGTATGAGTTATTCGAATCTTCGAAATTATTTGCAATTCTTACAGAGTCCATTTTTCTTTATTTACGGTCAAGGTGTGTACAACTGTTAGCCAATCAAACTCAACTACGCCATCGCATTTATCTAGTTTGGTGCTTGATGTAGGTCCATGAACTAACTCCGGAAGACCTTTAGTTGTCCCCCACGATCTAATATTGTACGCATTATGTAATTTACAATCGTTTCCATTGCGCTCAAAACGCCCTATGTATATCCAACCTCTTTGAAGAACGACTATTTTAATATCGCCTTCAAACTGTTTAGTTTGAGAAATAGAATCCGCTCTTACGTATTTTACTCCATTAATTTCAATCTCGTTAATTGTTTGCTTCTCCATTTTTTCAGTTTTAAAATTTATAATTATGCATGAAAATTACCATCTTCGTCCAAGAAGTTTATTTGTAAACTTATTATTCGGAATATCCAAATAAGGAATTACCCAATTAACGGTAACCTGCTTTGGATTATCTTTTTGCCAAAATTCTAATCTAAAATAATCATAGTTTGGACTCACTCCAACAACCTTTGCAAATTTGTAATGGTCATAAACTATTGTTGTAATTATTCCACAATATTTTGGCAATTTAATAGTTCCATCGTTGACATCAACCAAAGCACTACCGTTAATATCGGTATTCTCAAGAGTGTCGTTTCCTACAATTTCATTTATTTCAATATCTGTTAATTCTGTATGTTTTTCACATACCCCAACTTCGTACAATTTTGTCTTGCGGGTTTCGCAAGCCTTATCGAGACAATAGACACATAGTTCCGTAGTAATTGATTCCATTCTTATTTGTTTTAACAAAGGTAGACATTACGAAAGATGATGGCTAATTATTTTGCATGTTATAAAACATGTTTAGAAAATAAGACCTATTTTACTCGATTTGTCTAGTTCTTCCTGGACCTTATCTAAGATACCACAATTCAGTACTAGTCCATAAGCCTTTATTTGTTCGGCATATTTCCTGATCTTTTTATAGCATTCTTCGAATGAATCTCCGGTCGCTACGACATCTATCGCTTCGGTTGACTGTGTAGTCTGAGGAATTAGGTAGTAGGTTCCTTTTGACTTCATTCCAAAGCGAAGTTTTACATTTTCTCTTATTTCTTCTGGGAAGTATATGGGGAGAAAATTTTCTCGGAGAAAATCGGAGTTTCCTATAAGTAAAACTCCGTACTCGTGAGAATATTTTGGTTGAATCATTATCCCCTCTGCGCCGAACCAAATAACTTCAGCTATATTTATCATCATATTCAATACTAATGCCATAGGAGGGGCAGGAGTTCTGCATGTAAAATCTATTACATACGGTACTTTCTTACGATCAACCCTAATTTCATTTGAAAAAAAATTTCTGTATTGTTTTTCTTTAAAGTACCATACAAGGTTATCAGTGCATAACTTTATTGATTTTGGCAATTTATCATATTCAAATATCTTTCCGGCGTAACACTGATCTTTTAATTCTATTCCAGATAATACTTTTTCAGGTATTTGTCCATCTATTATGTAAGTATCTATCCCTGTCTCAACAATGCAGTCTACCGGTTGTTCTAAAATGAAATCGGTAGATTCTTTTATAGCTCCAAGCTCGTTCTCAAGGTTGGTTAATAATGGTTCGGTTAGTTTATACGTATCGTGCTTGAAACTCTCAACCAGTCCTCTCCAATGAGATATTTTTACATATAAATCGTCGTGGTCCTTAAGATAGTCCTTGAGTTTCGTGATACCTTTTACTTTTATGGTTTTATTAACCGGCATTCCGCTCTTAGTCATAATTTTTTTAGAATCATACCTATCAAGCTCTAGCCATTGTCCATCAGCAGAACCCCAAACTCTTTTTCCTAAAGATCGAAGATGGATTTCAATATCCGAAAAGTAAAGTTCTGGGAAAATGAAGATGTCAACTTTGTCAAAGTTATAATCTGTATTCCTATCGTTTGTAGTAAACAGGTAGTCGATAGATGTTATCTCCGAGAATCCAACTCCGGATAGCTCTGGAAACCTATCTGGGAAGCCACCATAGTTCCAAGGGGTGAAGTAGTATACTTTTTTAAACGACTTAGCAAGTGTGAGGGCTAGTTCTACAAACAAACCACAATCAGCAACAACAGCTATTTTATCTTTTAAATTTTCCATTATACTTGGTAATTATTGTAATATTCTTGCCAGTTTATACCCATTTCATGAGCAACAAGTCTTTCTATATTTTCAGCAAATCTGTGTTCTCGGATATATGGACTGTCGGGTTCGTTGCCAGCTTCGTCGGCAAATCCGCCTTGATCGTCTATTTTTTTATCGAAAGCGTCGATATCCTCTTCTTTTATGCCTCTTATTTCAGTTAATCTTTGCTCGACAAGTTCGTGTATGCTGATAAGAAATGCTTCGTTGTACGAGTTTTCGTCCTTCATATATGCCTTAACGATTTTATTTCCATTGGGAAGAGTTTTGTAAGTTCCTAGTCCGTGATTGTCGATCATATTTGGATCATCCGTAAATTCTATAATAATCGTATGTAATGTTGACATATGTTTGTTTTTACAAAGTTAATCAATAAGATTTATGGAAATTACGTATTTTGCCCTCACTCCACCTATTGTTAGACCATTCTATATTATCTATATATTCATTACCATATGGATCTTTCTTTATAGCAAATCCAAGGTTATTAGGATTTGGAATCCAAGTAGTGGCTATAAGTCTCAAGAAACCTCTTCTTATCCTTTTGCCTTTAAACGTTAGGGCTATTTCCTCTTTATAGGAAATCAACTTTTCCGGAGATTTATATTTAATTCCATTTTTAAGACTTATTACTCTTGGCAATGCTCTTATACGTCCGAATGTCGAAGCTTCGTAATAATTTTCAAGTCCCGGAATCGTCTTCCATATTTCTATACCTCCTTTTTCTTTTAATATATACTCTATTTTATTGAATTCGCATGCATATGATGGATTAGTATCGTAATCTCTTTTAACTATCTTAAGTGCATGTATAACTGTAGTCCTGTCTCTTCCAAAGCTCTTACCTATAACTTCGTCGGATCCGGTTTTAAATTCATGAGATAATGACATTGCTATTTGTCTTGGTTTTACAATATTTCTTTTTCGTGTATCTTCAGAAAGTTTTTCGACTGGTATATTGAAAAAACCAGCAACTTCTTTTTGTATTTGTTCAATTGTTAATACGACCATAATTAAAAATCTTCGTTTGATTCTAAATCCCTGTTTGATTCTATTGAATATCCCGGAGCGGTGTTTGTGTCCGGATGAGCCTTTTCTTTACTTATGATGGGAAGGGAATCGTCGTCAACATCGAATATTCGAGTCAATGATTTATTGTGACCAAAATCTATGTCACCGGTGTCGCCCTCTTTGTTTTTAGCCAAGATTAAAATTCCTCTACCTACAGTACTATTTCCGTTTTCATCTTCTAATATCCCATACTGAGCCGGCCTGTATGTAAGTATCACTAAATCAGCATCTTGTTCGATTGAATTATGAGTTATAATGCCATTAGCTACGAAGTTATGCAACTTAGGAACTTCTATATCATAAACTTTGTGAACGCCAATTGACTCTATGCTTTTTATTGGCATAAAGCACAATGTCCTGTTTTTATTATATTCATACTTATTCCATCCGGCTAAGTTGTCTTTTGATTTATTCCATCCATTTATCATTACGTCATTTTTTCTTTTATTTATAAATCCTATATTATTTACAAATAATTCAATATTTAATTTACCTGCGATATATAGATTTTTCCAACTTTGTCCTTTTTTATTAGAGCTACCTGTCACAAATGAGACTATACCTACATGTAATAATAACCCTTGGAGCCCATTTATCAACTCATCACTTGCGGACGAATAAGATATTTTAAGAGATCTTCTCCCTTCTTTTTCTTGATAGTACACCGTACCATCGCCGCTAAACAATGCTTTTATGAAAAGGCATATTTGTCTTTTAGGCAAAAAGAATAATTCATCCGGAATAAATTTCTCCTTAGTTCTCTTATTAAACAAGCCGTATTTTTTCATTATATCTCCAATCGGATTTGTTTTACCGGGAGCTAAATGTATAGTTGGCCTGAAGAACACAGTTGAAAATTTAGATTTCGCCGTATTGGTCACTACGACCCTTGGTTCTACTTTATTGTCAGTACAGTCTTTTGCGTCCGACATTATCTTGTCTGCTAAATCAGAGTCCTCTTGATTTATAGTGACTGTTATAGCATGACTCTTAAGGCAGCATCCATTTGAAATAAAATGTCCAAGAATACTTACTTCAGAATCTTTTATGTCACACATTTTTGTTTCTATGCCTAATGGAATAGCAATGCTCTCGTTATTTAAGCTATCAACCTCTTTCCAGCCGTTAGGAGTGAGGAATTTATGATTAGAAGTAGCAGATATGCTTTGCCCATTTATAAGTGTTATTTTAAAAACCTCCTTCTCTCCAGTTGAGAAGCATTTTTTAGCTTTTATTTCATTGTTTATGGTACTGTCTGTGGCTACAATTGTGAACGATTCGCAATTGTCCAGATCTTTGATGAGAATGTTTTTCTTAAGACTTGGGCTGTATATTTTTGTGTCGCCATGAAGGCACCCAGATTCTCTAAGATCACTCATTTGTGGCCTTTTACTTTGTCTATCTTCTACTTTTCTACTTAATTGGGATAATGCAAATACAGGCACATCTAACTCTTTAGCCATTTGTTTGCACTTCCTACTAATTATAGCAATCTCTTGTTCCCTATTCCCGCCCTTTAGCGTTTCTTTAACTAGCTGTAGGTAGTCTATTATTATCATTGTACACTTTCCTTGTTTCTTAAGCCTTCTGGATCTGCTTTTTATTATATCTATTGAAGCTACAAACCCGTCATCAATAATAATATCCATTTTAGATAAACTGTATTCAGCATTAGAAAGCTGTATCCATTCTGCCGGAGTTAAAAGCCCCATAGTGTAATTGTCGTAACTCACATCAGCTTCTCCGGCAAGTATTCTGTCCGCTATTTTTACGCTTACTGTTTCTAAGGAGTAGAAATTTGGATGTCCGCCACGCCTCGCATCTTCCTTTGCGATGGCTACTGCTAATGCGGTTTTACCGGTAGAGGGCCTGGCTCCAATAATTATAAGATCTCCGCCTCTCCATCCACCAGTAAATTTGTCTAATTTTTTGATAGGTGTTTTTATTCCAAGCACTTCGCCTTTCTTTTGCAATACCTCTCTTTGCTGAGCTTGATCAGATGCCTTCTTAAGTAATTTTGGAAAAGATAAGTCCTTATCCGATTCGGCAGATACAATGTTTGAAGCAGCATCAACCATATTTACCGAATCACTCATCAAGTCCTCAACACCAACTAAATCATCATATGCCTTATTAACAATTTCCATCCCAACCCTTATCATCTCTCTTTTAAAAGCTTTTTCCTTAATAAGGGCAACGAAAAAAGGAATATTGTGATATACCGCTCCAACACTCATTAGCTGAGTTAAAAAGTATCTTCCACCAACTTCCTCCAATGTGTTTGTTTTACCCATTTGATCGCAAACCGTCAGAAGATCGATTGGTAGGTTCTTAGAATTAAGTTCTAGGATAGCGGAGAATATTTTCTGGTGCGCATCTTTATAGAAGTATTCTACCTTTAGGTCTACAGCCTCGTCTAATAGGTCTGAGAACGCAATAATGTCAGCGAGTAAAGATTCTTCTATTTCGATGCACTGAGGAGGTATTTTGCCTAAATCGAATCCTATCATAATTTTTTGAATTGAGGTAATCTTATACTTATCTTAGTATTTATAGGTTCTTGCTCTTTCTTACTTCTCTCCCAAGTCCGAACCGCCGCCTTCCAATCTTTCATCTTATTTTTGCCGATCATCCAGTTCTTAGCTGTATAAAAATTAAACCACTTATCCGGATCTACATCGTTTTTTCTTTCTTGGCAATATGATTGAACATCTTCGATAGGAGGAGGAGTAAAAGCTTCCCTAACCTTTTTGGTTGTTATACCAGGGCTAATACCCTGGCATGAACATTGAGTTACGAAAGGCGAATGAACCGTGAAGCATACTGGACATTGCCAGCCTTGAGCTATTTTTGCCATATTATTTCCTTTCTCTTCTCTCAATTATGTCAATACTCGGATATAGATTAAAAATATTTTTATCAACTTTTCTTATTTCTAATCCATTTTTGAATATAAATCCTCGATCATGAATAAATTTAATCACTTCATAATCGTTATTCATAGTTCTACTTTTATTTTCAACCTTTCTTTCGATAAAATTGAAATACGTAATCCTGTCTTTTATCCCAATCGTTTCACAAAGGTCAAGAAGATTAAATTTACCATTAACGGTTGCAACGAAAGTTTTAGACATTTCTTCTTTCATATTTAGTATTTTTTGCTCTTTAGATATGTGAAACATTTTTACCTTTGTCATAGCTATTCATTATCAATTATAAATTCGACAGTATCAATTTTCATTCTATCGGTCTTTCTTTTTGCGGCAGCCGGATACTATATTTTTTCACTCTTAGCAAAAGAGGTTAAAGTTTTTAAACCAAGGATAGCAGATACATCTTGTATGATATTTACAAGTTCGGTATTTTCAACCTCTCCATTATGTATACAAGTCATTAACCTGTCGTAAATTAGTTCGCTTCGTGTCATTGGTTTAAAATTTTAAACTGTGTTTATATAGGTGTTATCGGCAACCTTAAGAGTCTCCGGCCGTAAGTGCATCGTTTAAACTGTCAATTACGTCACCCATATTATAAGCTGCTTGAAATAAGTATTCATCTCCGCCAAGTTCGGCAATGGTTTCGATATGTAATTTTAAGCAAGCAGACTTATAAATTAAGTCGTTGATAATATTTGTCATTCCCTTTTCAGATGCTTCTTCCATTGATATGGATAAATCATCACCACAGTTTCCACACATGGAAGCATCTTCTATATCACTAATACTGTTTTCGCATTTACATTTTCTTCCATTTCCTTCAGCTATTTGAATAGCTTCTAAAACTTTACCCTTTACCTGCATTCCTACTTCAGATAAATCCTGGTTCCTTAAAAATATTTCTACAGATTTTAAGGCATTTAACATTTGTTTTTCTTTTGTCATATATTTAGTTATTAATTATTTAACAATAAAGGCAGCCGATAACACGCAATATAAAAAATTGGCTATCAAACTGCTGTGTAACTTGAAAGTGACTACAAAGCCAACTTTTCATATTGCCACCGTTATACGCAATTAAGATTCTGCCAACTTTGAGATGGTTGCAATATAAGTTTCATTGCATCTCGTCCTTTGATTTTGCCAATCAATAAACTTCTCCATTAGTTTGTCATTACCTGTATTTGAAATCATTTCGACAAGTTCAGTTTCAATTTTTGATAAACTTTCAACTTGCTTTTTATGTATTTCAATTTTAGTTTGAATTAGTTTTTCATTCATAATTTTATTTTTTACGTTTTTTCTTTTTAGGAGTAAAATTTGTTACTTTTTTACGGTGTTTTTTGAAATATCCATCTTCAGTAATCCAATCAGGGTCTTCAACTAAAATTATATTTCCGTTTCCGTCTGTTTTCTCAATCATTCTCATATAGTTTCGATTTAAAAATTAATAATAAAAGCGTATAACAACAAATATAAAATAAAGCGGGTTATCTGCGTTTCGTAGCGTCAGCTCGCATCAAAGTTTATTGCAGTTTGATAACTCTGCTCACCAAATACCGCTTCATTTCATATTTGCGACCGTTATATGCAAGGCGAAGAATCACTCCGAATTAAGTTTAGTGGGAGTAATTTTATTATTTTTTTTGCTCACCCGCTTTAAAAATTCACGAATAAGCATAGTTGTTTGCCCTCTCATACTTCGGTTAAGCTCTTTACATGCTTTCATATAGTCTGCATGTTCTTGGTCGGTAAGTTCTACTTTTTCAATAGTTTTCATCCTTCAGTTATATCGTGATGTCCTAATCCACTAGGGTTATTATTTCCATTCAATAGTGATGTAAAAGGATAGACTAAATCAGATTCTGGAAATTTAATCAAATACTTTTCTATGTACTTACGAGCTTTTTCTTTATCTCCATTTAATGCAGATTCGGCTATTTTAACCAATTCGGTATAGCCTTTAGTTCTTGGTATTTCCATTTTATTTAATTATTACGGTTTTAAGAGTTTTTTCATTAATTAACATCCAGTCTTCATGCCCACCATCATAGATATTTACATCATATGTAAATCTTACTATTTTATATCCAACATTAGACATCTTGTTTTGAATCGTTTTTCCATTTACCATTTTCATACCTGCAAACACTGGTACTCTTTTTTCTGTTGTGGCTGTTTTATTACTTATTAAATTCATGGCTATTTGTTTTAATTATTATACGTCAAAATTACGTAATAGTTTCGTAATAAACAAATAATTTTAAAGAAAAATAACCCACCCTAAAAAAATAATAAAATTACCTTGCTTCGTGTTAGTTTATAGCTGAAAAACGCCCAGCATATAACACCGTATATAAAACATAGCCAGATAGTTTAGCGATTAATTGCAAGGTTCGTGCGTGGCTACGTTTCATATACGCCAACGTTATGTGTAATACTAAGCCAGTTCGCCAAATGGATAAAATTGAATAGTAATACCACAATTTGATTCAAGTTCCGCAATTATATGACCATCTTTAAAGCATTGATATACGGTTGTTGTTATATCGTTATACATTCCTTTACCTATTGTTTTTTCAAATGGCTTAATTTCATCGACTTTATGAAATACGGATTCGCATTTTTTATCAGTAGAAAACCAAATTGAGTCTTCGCCAAATCCGCGTTCAATTGTCCTAATTTTTTGATTTTTAGTTTCCATAATAATAAAGTAAAACACATAACACACGCTCATACGTAACGTGGGTTTTAGTGCCAATTTGGTACGGTCTGCTTCTAATTTAGTCCAGTAACGTGGGATAAGTAACCGCTTCGAAATCCCACGCTACGCATAGCGTCAACCGTTACCAGCAATGTTAAAAAAGTGGCGGAGGTTGCTTCTCTGTTGTTCCCGAAGGAGCTTTAATTTATTCACCACTTAAACGGTCTTTTGTTATTTTTATCGCTTTAGGATTAATATCACAACCAATAAAATTACGGTTTAATTCTTTGCATACTTCGGCAGTTGTTCCGCTACCTAGATAAAAGTCTGCGACTAAATCACCTTCATTACTACTTGCTTTTATTATTCGTTCAATTAATGCTTTTGGTTTTTGAGTATCATATCCAAGCCTTTCTTTTGAAACAGGGTTTAAAAACGGAATATCCCAAACATCGTCAACAATTCTATCAGTTTGTATATGGTATTCTATTTCTCCGTTTTCATTTCTTAAACTTTTACCTTTCCCATCATTCTTATTCTGTTTCTTTGGTTTATTTATTGGCTCTCTAATTTCAGTTACTATATTTTTATTACCATACATCAAAATTACATCGTGCATATTTTGCCACCTATCTTTTGAAGTCATTGTCCATCTTTTATACCTCCACGATATTTCATTTTTAAAACAGTTATACCCAAAAACATCATCCATAATACATCTCATCCAATGGTTTATTTTAGTGTCCATTTGTAAATAAATACTTCCTGTATCTTTTAAAATACGGTGCATTTCTTTTATTCGTGGTATGTAGTGGTTTTCAATTTCACTTCTAATTGGTTTTAAATCTTGGTAGTCTGCAAACTTCCTACCAGTTCCGTAAAGTATATCACAGTAAATTAAGTCTATTGTGTTACTTTCAATGGTTTTCATTAGCTCCAAATTATCGGAACAAAAAACACTGCTGGTAACACCGTGTATAGGTAATGTGGGGGTTTGTTGTAATTTAATCATTTGTTCTCGTATTTAAGTTATTTGTAATTTGACAGGGCAGTGCTTCGTAATCCCACACTACCCATACACGAACCGTTAGCATTCATACTAAAACCACGCATCAGCATCATAGGTTTCAGTTAATTTAACAACTCTGAATTTTACATCTGGAGTTATTTTCTTTTCAGCTTCCGCAAGTTCTTTTGCCTGTTTACGGTTTAAGAATTTATGATAGTATTCTTTTGTCTTTTTATTGTGCGTATGATAAACTATTTCAGGTGCTTCACCTTCTTTTTGTGCTTGCACGTAATAATGAATAATTGATTGTTTTGCCATTTTATTTATAAATTAATGATTAATAATAAAGTACGAAATGCTAACACATAATATAAAAAATTGGGGTTTAATCGGTAATTCCGATTTTTCTACCCGCTTGAAACTTTGTAGCGGTTGATAATGGAGTAGCCACGCAATCCCCAACTTTTCATATTATCAACGTTAGGCACAATACAAAGACCGTGCTTCGTTGATACATTAGTTTAAGTTTGGTATTTGTTCTTTTAAGTATTTACTAATCATCCAATGTTTAAGTTTAGGTGTTGCTGTCATATTATACAATTCTTTCCAATCAACATTTTGAATGAGTTTCTTAATTTCGTCTTTAAATTCTGTGTTGTTTATTGTAAAGTATATTTGTTGGCAATATTGCCCCTCATATTCGCATATTTTGCCAATGCTCGAACCAAACCCACACACACTAAAATCGTAACTTGTAGGTATTTTATCATTTCTACTTTTACCATTTGCAACGCCTCTTAATTCAACATCTTTTAAATCAAAATTTGGTTTCTGATTTAATCCATTTGGGTTTCGTTTGTAAATATTTAATACACAATGCACCGTTCTATCACTATATTTTCTTTTTCCCAAATCCTCGCTATAAACCAAATCAAACTCATACATATACATGTTGTTGTTTAATTGGCTTATTGGTAATATAAAAGCCACATAGTCACCTTGTGTTATCGCATTCTTAAAAAACTGCACACTTGTATAATTTCCTTTGCCGTATGGCGGATTTCCAACAATACACCTACCTTTAAAATAAGGCAAATCTAATTCTAAGTAGTTTTTTTGTTCAATATTTTCCGCTTCGGGTTCAATATCAAAAGCAAGGTAGTTATTGTCTAAGTAAGGTAAAAATATACCACTCCCCGCACTTGGCTCTAACCATTGGGTTATGTTTTCAACTCCAATTACTTCCTTTGTTTTCTTCACACAATATTCTGCTAAATCAGAAGGTGTGTAGTATTTGTCTAAATTTATTTTTGCCATAATTTTGAATTTAATAAAGTACTGTGCCTAACACAGTGTATAAGCAATGGCACGGAAAGTTAGTGCTAATTTGAAAGTGCGTACAAGTGCCACTGCTCATACACGAAACGTTATGGGCAACCGTAAGACCGCTCCGAAGAACAGTCCTACGAACCCCAAACTTTTACAATATGACATTTTTAGCCATATTGATTTCTTTGTTAGAAAGTAGCCGATAACATTGTTCAAATACTTTCTTTGGTGACCAACTAACATATCCATCTTCGTAAGTGACCATATAGCCATCGCCATAAGTTTCACGGTCTGAAATGTCTTGTTTCTTAACGTTCTTGTAAAAGTCTGTCTCTGTCATTGGAACTCCTTTTACAATTTTAGTTCCAACATAGAGTTCCGTATTTAGATACTCTTGTCTTGAATTAATGCACGAAGGCTGGAAATCATCTTTTATGTCGTCCATAGTATTAATTGGATTTTATAAAGCCCGTCCAAGGCTATATCTTAAAAACGGCAGCCCATAACACGTTGTATACGTCAGTTTTGCTGAATAATTTCGTATAAATTGGTAGCTGTGTGCAGGCAAAACCGAACGCATACAACCACCATTATTATTTTGTTTTACTCTTCTTAGAAAGGGCCGGGATTGGATCTGGAATAGAGTCGCCCTCCCGGCCCGATGCAAAGTTCTCGGCATAGAATTTTTGCATATTTGAATAATAGTGCATCGCATCTTCGACGCTCATCTTTTTAGTTGTTAACCGGAATGGAGTTTTAAAAAACTTTCCAGTTCTGATGTCTTTTAGAGACGGTATGGCCTCCCATTCCTTTTTAAGCCTTTCTTTGTAATCTTCTGGAAGGCAATAGTACATACAAAATTCGTGGGTTTGCTCCTTGGAAGGATTCTCAAAATGACCGGTTTCTTTTAGCACTCTATTGAAAAATGCGTAAGGAATGCCCCACATTGCATTGTTCTGGTCAAGACTTCTTATGTTTTCAACCTTTTCAATAGTGTATATGTAGCGACCATATTTAAGATTCGAAATGGCATCTTGGAATTTTTCTCTTTCGTGAATTTCCTTTTTGCCAGTTTCGGTTACATCAACCCATGTTTGTATTTTCATTCTGTTGCTTTTTTAATAGCTTCTTTCATTTGAGCATAACTACTATATAATTCACTTTTAGTTTCTCCGAAGTCGCATTTTCTTATGAATTCGACACATGCTTCAAGTAATTCGGGAGCGGCGGCAGCTAATTTTGCATTATAACATGCCCTGCTGCACGAATCCTGATCAAGCAGATCTGGATCTCCATATTCATCCTTTCTTTGGAAGCTATATCTTCCGGCATACTCTACGGCGAACCAAGGCCCCGGCGTGTGTTTTAAATTATCACTCATTCTATTTTATTTAATTCGTTTTCAACTTCACTATCATTCATTGAATATATTATCAATCCAATAATTGTATCATCGACATGGTTGTATATCCATTCCTTACGCTCAGTTTTCGACATTGTTTTTGTTACAATGTTTGACAATTCGGATCTTTCGTTGCTGTTTTTGTTATCCACTTTACTTATTTTTAAGAAGTTTTGCGTATTGCTTAAAACAATATTCCGGATCGTCATCTGATTCAATTCTAAATTGAGACTTTATAATTTCCCACATGTCTGAATCTTTGAAGTTTTTAGACACGTATATGACCTTTTTATGAACATCGGCCACACAGGTAAGTCCACTTATCTTAGATTCGATTACTGGGAACGTGACAGTAAAATTATTAGCCCTACATATTTCTAAAATTTCTTCTCCAAACGTCTTATCTTTCGTTATTTTTAAATCCGGTTTCAATATTTCAACTTTTGTATCAGCCCAATAATAGCTAGGAGAGTTTACTTTTACTTTCTTGAATCCGATGTCTATTCGTAGGTCCTCCATGAGTTTTGTGAAAAGATTCGAATTTGTCATGAATACTTCGCTTCTTTCCGTAGATGATATATACGTTTCATTAACAACTTCGGCCCATTCGTCACTTAATTCGCACCAAAAATGCAGTTTAGATTCAAACAAATCTTCATCATGACGTTCTATCAACTTTTGAATAAAAGTATTGTTATGGCAATAGCAGAAGCATTCCTCGATATGATCTTTATATGAATTAAAATCATTAAGAAGCCTCATTTCATCTATAGAAGCTCTTTTGAAATCATATACGAATCTACTTTTAACACTCTTGTTTTCGTGTATAAGGATCTTGTTTTTGTATAATCTTAAATGTGAATCAAGATCGTTATTTTCGAACACCTTAAGATCGTCATATTCGTAAATCGGAGTTTCGTCTTTGAGAAAATATTTATCCCAATTATTTATTATTTCATCGAGCTTTTCATTACTCCATATACAGATCAATGTAGAGTCTGAAGGTCCTTTCGATAAATTTTTGAGATCAGAAAATTCAACTTCGCCATCTTCATCAAGGCAATTGCTGTACAATTCGCGTATAGCCATCCATACTTTCCATTCATGACCAAGTTGAGGGCTAAATGCTGTTATGTGAACTATAGGATCTGCTTCACCTTCCATATCCGAACAGTGAGATCCTTCGCATAAATTATATGGGTTAGTATTTACATGTCCGTTATAATGAATATCAGCACATTTTTTACAAGTGTTTTCAGACGGCTCGGATTTTGTTCTGTATTCATTTACAATTAATAGCTCCTTTGTTTTTTTTGTTGAATCGTCAGCCGTAACTACAGTAGTAGAAAATTCATATTCAGAATTTCCGCTTAATATACTAACCTCTATGCCATTTCGATATAAAACAGCAAGAGCGTACTTAAGCCCAGAGTCAAACTTCCCGATCTTTGTCGGGTCATCTCTTTTAATGGAGTCCCCCATTGTTGTTATGTCCAACAATGAGAGAATTCCTTTGTTTTTGAAGATAATATTCATATTATAAATACTTGGCTTCAATTTCACCAATCAGATCAATTCGTTCCTGGGCCTTTTTAAGCTTAGCGTAAAGTACTAAGAATTGATCATCGAGAGATAGGTTCGGGTCAGCAATCCAGTCATCGACGAATTGTTCGGCATCGATAAGCTCAAGCTCTGCCTTACTTTTAAGTGCGTTAATAACTGCCTGGTCCTTTTTACCCACTGAAAGGAAATCAGAATTCTTTTCTTTGTCTGCTTTTGATTTTAAAATTTCTACTCTTGTCATGTTCTTAATATTAAAGATTAATTAATGTGTTTATGATACTAATTTGTAAATCTGAATTAATAGCGACACGTCATACTCCGCATCATGGAGCTTTGTTTCATCAACTTTAATTCCAAGTTTTTTGGCAACCGTTCGTTGTTGAAAATTTGGAAACGAGGCTCGTTCTCCTTTGAATTTATTTGAAGCCAGTACGTAGCAATCTATTGAGTCCGGCCAGAACCACGAACCAAAATATTGATCACTGTTTTGAACAAAGAAGGCTCTAAAAAAAGCATTGTCGAATGAATTGTTATTATACCCAACCAGATGAAACTTATCCGTCTTATTGAATTTGTCCACGTATTTCGCAAGCATACTTACAAGTTCTTTGTACACAAAATCCATGTCAAGGTATTTCATAATCTGTTCGCGGGTAACATTGCCTACTTTTAAAGCTTCGTCTTCAATTTCAGCTTTCTCGAAAGGCTTTACTCTAAAGTTGAATTTTTCAACAATTTCACCGTCGATCATGATTGCACCGGACATTTGATGAATACCATTGCGCCAGTATTTAACGCCGGTTGTTTCGAGATCGTAAAAGAATAATTTTTCCATTTATTTCAAAGAATTAACACGCTTTCCCATTCCTCCTTAAGAGTTTTTGTAATTATAACCGGCTTTTCACCAACTTTAGTCACTCCATTAAACGATTTGTTCGTTGGCGAGGGATAATAGCTCGAATCACTATTTAAGCAAATCCAAAGCCTATTTGCGGCATTTTGACATAGAGCAGTGGACTCCTCCAAGCTCAAGTATTTAAAGTCAAATGTCGGGACTTTGGTATCCATCCAATCCTTTGTCCGGAGAACGGCTGTATTTTCAGCCTGAGTTTCATAAGTCTCATTCCACATCAACTGCTCGCATGCAACTTGCTCCATCTGGTGTCCGGAGATTTGATTCGAAGTCTTAAGATTTATAGTCACGTTTTTAAACGCTCCCTTCTCAGTACACCGGCATGAGCAAAATAAATCAATTGGCGTTGCAATTTTCATTGTCTTCCAGATAGCCGGTGTTTCAATAGCGTAAACTTCATGAACCCTTTCAAAGATAAATTGCATGAGAGAGGCCACGTGTTTACAATATTCGTAAGACATCGCTTTTATTACCCGGAGATCCGGTTCGAGACTTTTGGCTTTGTAAGCATTTACAAAATAATCGTAAGCCTTGCCTTTTTCTTCACTCCAATTGATACCTCCCTTTTCTTTTATAGTAACTAGGGCCATGTGAAGTAAGGTTCCAAAATCAGCCGTCATGCCAACATAATCATCAGTATTCTTTTCACCGAATGAGCCGACCATCTTCTCGCGCCACTTTATAAGTCTTTTGTGATCGGGATTACCGGCAAAGGTGGCGGCACTTAGAGCTCCCGTAAGTCCAGAGAAGTATTCGAATGGCTCTTGCTGAATGTAAAGCCTATAACCCATGTAATTTACTCTGAACATTTTATTGAAGTTGCCGATTTTTAACATGTTTTCGACAACTTCAATGTCTTTTATTTCTGATACTTCCATTATAAATTTTCTTGTTTTAAAAGTTCGTCAGCCTGCATATAGCGTAATATCGTACGACCCTTGATGTACCATGACACAAACTCTTTAGGATGCTTATCAACATCTGGACATGGCTCTCCAACTATTTCTTCTTGCAAACGTCTTGACCAGTTGTCAAAATCCTCGCCTACCGAGCAAGCTGTTTTAAGACGTTTTGACATTCCCGGATCATAATTGATAATCTGCATGTTTCCATTTGGCAAGTAGATGCATATGGCGTCTCCAAAGCCTGCTTCATTCCATTTAAAGAATGGGTAAGCCGGCTCTTGACCTAATTTTTTATCGTCCATTTAAATATTTAATTAATTGTATATTAATAAGTTATCAGAATGGTAGATCGTCCGACCCGTCGCTTTCGGGTCCTACAAAATTATCCGCCGGAATATCATATGCAGCCCCAGGATTCGAAGACGGTGTGGGATCGCTTTGAACAGGTTTGTTAAAAACCATCTTCTTGAATTGATCCCTCAAAAACTTTTTGACCTGTAAAAAATAGATCTTCTGGTCTTCTTTGTCTTCAAAATTAACCCCCTTGGAAGATGGAAATCCATTTTTAAACACCATAGAGCCATTGGGGGCTACCCCTACCCATTCCCGGTAGTACGAATTTACTCTGTAAATAACTTCGCCAGACTTCTTTTCTACCTTAGTTGTGTTAGCATTATCATCCTGCTCAACATTGAGTCCGGCCCTTCTTTTCTTTTCCTTATCCTCGAAATCGTAAACATGGATAACAACCGGTCTTTCCAAGACAATGTTAGGGAGTCTTTCCATAAAAGCAGTCCAGAACACACTATCTTCAGAAAAAGACAACTGGTAAACATCTGGACCGTCAGACAAAGTAACCTCAAATGAATTTCCATACTCTTTGTCTTCCTTATAGAAGATGCCTTCGATTATTCCGCCGATAAAATCGTGTTCTAAGGCCCATGACTCCGCACCTGCTTTTGTGAGCCTCTTAACAGCTCCCGGTGTATTTGCATCAACCTTAGTTTTATTCTCAAGTGATTTCTGTCTTATCTTACCAAAACCAACGGTAAGGTAAATTTTTGGTGTACTACTGTTTGATCCAAGCATTTTTTTAATTATTAATTAATATTCAAATTTACTTCTTTCTTTTTAATTTTTTCAATTCTCGCATATGTTTTACAACATCCTTCTTAATATTTTTATAAAAAGTAGTTCCGAGCTTAACTTCTTTTATATTATTCAGGTGACTCGATTCTAAATCAACAAACGCTTGATGAACGGCAATGAAATAATTTATTTTTTCTTTTACAATACTAAACTTAGCGCTTATCCGAAAATGATTGCGAATATCAACCCCAGGAACATAAATATTGCCAACAAATACAAAGTACCCTTTTTCAATCAAATCTTTCATTGTTTTCAGCAACATGCCTGAGCCTAAAGTTATACCAAGATTTGTTTTAGCAGACACGGAGACTGATCTTGCCGTAAACATCTTATCGTTATAATCTTCGTCCATAAAAATCAATATGGAGGCTAGGAGGAAGTTAAATTCCTGCTCAGACAGATTGAAGAATATGCGCATATCAAGCCGGATTTGCTTGCTTATGATTGTGCTTTTTAAAAAAGTGGCGTGTGTTATCATTTATTCAAAGTATTTATATCAATAATATCTCGTCCAAATCTTGATTGATCGCCTAGCCAAAAATGCCATGAAAATAATAGATCGTAAATATTTTTTAATTCAAATCCAAATAAATACGATCTTTCGCCTTTAAAAACTAAATTACCATCAAAGTTTATACTAACTGAAAGTTTATAGCGTACAATTGCTGTTATTTCTTCAATCGGTATGAATTTTTTTCCATTAATTTTGATTTCTTTTGTAATATCAGAAGAAGGCCTAAAAATTGGAATTATATCAAATCTTGAATAGCCCCTACCTACAACATTTTGTTTCATTAAAAATGACCTATTTGTATTTTTCATAGTAACCCAATATCTCCATTTACCTATAGTGGTAATTTGAGTTAACTCAGCAATCCCATGCTTTGTTTTAATTCTTAATCCATACGGTAGATACGGTGCAATCTCTTGTAGTGTTATCATAATTCAACAGTTGTTCTAAATTTACCCGGATAATAACTAGCTGGCGGTAATTCTTCGATTACTTTATTGAGCACCTCTAAAGCTTCTTGTAGTTCTTTCGGCAAAGATTCTTGATCCTCACTTATATCGTTGCTCCAATAATCCGCGTCAACTTTTATAAAATATGATGGACTGCATATGATCAATCTAAGGTCTGAGGCTCCTTCAATGCCTTCGTCTTCTAAATATTCTATTATTTCATCAGTATCGCCGAAATAACGGCCAAGCGTATCGCTATAGAGATAGTCCTTACCATCCCATTCCTTAAATGGTTTAGCCAAATATTTTTCAATGTGATTTCTATTCCTGCATGCTTCGCATAATACATAATGCTTCTCCATGATATTTCCGCATTCACATGTTTTATGTGTACAACTAGAATATCTAGCCGAATCCTCACTTTTGTACATTTGACCTTTTATATCTAGCCAACCTTCGAAAGCACCTTGTATTCCATCGCCACCATAGTTACCCTTAACATATCTTGCGGCCTCCGGACTTTCGTACATTATAATTTTTTCTTCTTTTTTCATAGCTAAAATTTGATTACAAATGTAATGCTATTTAATAAAATACAATCATATTTTCGTATGTTTTAAAACATGTTTAATATAAATTATTTTTATTACTTTTGATAAAAAATTAATACCATGAGTAAACAGAGAAACACGAAAAAGAGACGTAAGCAAAATGCTTATAAAAAATCAAGACGAATAATTTTTGTAAGAAAATTTTGTAACTTATTCGGCCCAATGGATTGGAGCTCGATACTTGATCCAAGTATTGAAATCACCGAGCGCAATACCGGAGTTATTATAATGGATATTAAACAAATATTTGTTTATGAAAAATAAAATCGCCTTATTAATTCGAATATTTATCTTATTATTAGCTTGGTTTAAGTTTCAATACAATTCGTTTTTGAATTACTTTATGTGGTACAGCTTAATAATTAAAGCGAATATTTATTCCAAGCTTTACAAGACTCAGTTTTTTATTGTGCCTAAAAGTAAGCGTTCGCTTATGATTGTTAATTATCGCTTTGTCGGCTGGTACAATGAGCTTAGGAAGAAAACAAAACTTGAGGATAAGCAAAAGTTTGATCAGTTTAAAATGAAAAGAATAACGATAAGTACATTACAGGACAAGAGTTATTTTAAAACAAAAAAGCCGGGTTGATGCCCGGCTTTAATTACTTTTTACGTTTGAATTATTATTGAACGATTCGTCACACATTTTAATTATCCTGTCTCCATAGTATTTTGCATAGAAAGCGTAATACCAATTTGGTTTTTCGTTTATATTTACTTTCACTTGCTAATAGCTTAAATTAAACAATTGATCCAATTTTTCCATATCCGAATCCCTTTCGTCTTCAGATTTATAATAGTGGAATACACGAGACTTATCGCCAGTCATGGCAAAGTAAATGTAAATCCCAAATTTACCACTAGTAGTACGGGTCGCTGTCTTTTCCTTGTCATTTGACAGGGCGACAGTGGAAGTTTCAAACGGCTCGTATCTTTTTATTGATACGGTCCGATACCTTATTTTTTGAATTTTAATAAACTCGGTTTTAGTTGTACTCATGATTTTAATTTTATGTTAAAAACTTTCAAATACTTTTTCCTGTAAAAACTCGATATCTTCTTTATCCAAAGAAACGGACGGCGAAATAAAGAGATACTTTAAAAAATATTTCATCTGCTTTAAGCTCATTTCTTTTATCAAAGTTACACACTGAGTACTTTGCCCGTTAATCTTAGAATCTATGATATAATCAAAGAATTCTTCCATGGTTTTAAAACCATATATTTTCAATGCCTTCTTGCTTACCATACTATTGTTTTTTAAACCAGTTTTCCATATAAGCATCATTCGGGACGCTTTCCAGTAGCTTAATCGTTGTATCCATAGCTCTGCGATGAAGCTCGCTCGCTTCTCTATGACTAAGGTCGTTTCTCTTAAGCCTGGAAAGACAATCGTCGTACGTTGTTTCAATATCCGGTTTTAAGAATATTGACTTTCGATAGATTATAGATATGTTCCGTTCTCTCAGGTTACTTTCTTTGATGTGTGAAATGTCATCCTGAATAATCTTTCGGGATTGAATGAATTCTTTTTTGACTTCCCAAATAATTTGGCGAAGTTCAAAATACGACCTTACAATTTTTTTAAATAATTTTTTCATAATTTTATATTTTATATTTGGTTTCATTACACCCCTTTCGGGGGTGTACTCTGAATTAATCCGGACTTGTAACCGGTAAAACATTACAATAACGTCACTTTTGTGATATAAGACGCGTAAGGCTCGCTTTTCCCTGTCGAGACTACAATTAGTCTTTCTGTTGTTATTTTACGCCCATGGTGAGTTGCAATAGCGGTAAGGTGCTTATCTTTTTTATCAGAATAAAATACCTTGCCCGGCTTCCCGTTAGCTATTGCCCAGCTTTCAAAAGTGTATTGAGTATTTAATTTGCTCATGATTATTGAATTTCAGACATTAATTCCAATTCCTTATCGGTAAAAAGTCTTTTTAAGTTCTCGTACTCTTTAACGACCGCTTTATATGTTTTTAAATCTGATCTGCTATCAGTATTACAACCGAAATCAGAACGAAAATCATGAAAAGTACCTACGTCATATTTAGTTAAGCATGCTAATACTGAATAGGCGCTAGGTTGCTTACCAGTATTAACAATTGATTGTCCAAAAGTAAACGTATAGCTCCCATTTTTATTCCTAAGAGTTATTTTATAGATATCTCTTTGATCTTTATCACCAGTAAAATAATAATCGTGTTTAAAAAACTTTGCCTTGAAAGTTGTTTCAGTTTGTTTTAAAAAGCTAGTTGCTTTTACTTCGTATTCATTTTCCATAATATTATTGATTAAAATATTTAAAATTGAATGTTTGTACTTTAAAAGTATTCTCAGTTTTTTTACATTGCCTTGTTAACAGGCGAATGTACCTTAAGTATCTAAATATACCCATTACGTTATAGTAAACCGGAAAACATGTAATAGGAGACATTGAAGAGCGTATAAATAAATCCGGTTCGTCGTATGTATTTACCATGTATTTCATGATGTAAAAATGTTTTGGTTTGTACTGGCAAAACCCGCTAACGAAATAAATCATTAGCGGGTATTTACTTTAAATAACTTCTTTGAATTCAAAATCGCCGTTTAGCCTATACTTAATGTTCGGTTTTATTCCGTTTTCGCCTATTAAAGCTATTTTTCGTTTATAATTATTACCGTCGTAATAGGTGATAATTAATACTCCCTCATCCCCAGCGGTGGCCGTTCCTTCGCTCCCAGCGGTGGCCGTTCCATTGTCCCCAGCGGTGGCCGTTCCATAGTCCCCAGCGGTGGCCGTTCCTTCGCTCCCAGCGGTGGCCGTTCCTTTGTACCCAGCGGTGGCCGTTCCTTTGCTCCCAGCGGTGGCCGTTCCATTGTCCCCAGCGGTGGCCGTTCCTTTGTACCCAGCGGTGGCCGTTCCTTTGTACCCAGCGGTGGCCGTTCCTTTGCTCCCAGCGGTGGCCGTTCCTTTGCTCCCAGCGGTGGCCGTTCCATTGTCCCCAGCGGTGGCCGTTCCTTCGCTCCCAGCGGTGGCCGTTCCTTTGTCCCCAGCGGTGGCCGTTCCTTCGCTCCCAGCGGTGGCCGTTCCATTGTCCCCAGCGGTGGCCGTTCCTTTGTACCCAGCGGTGGCCGTTCCTTTGTACCCAGCGGTGGCC